TTGTGACTAACTTCTCTAATATGGAGTTTCATTTTACAACAATGAAGAACCTTCCCGGTGAAAAGGCGGGAAGTTGGGAAAGAGATCAGGAGATCTTAAAAGAACTAGAAGCTTTGGGCAGGAAGAACAATAATAGAGTTCATTGGCAAATAAGTGATTGCGTTCCCTTTCCCGGTACTGAGTTATGGGAAGAGTTGGTTGAACTCGGTCATGGCGATAAGCTAAAAGACTTCTCACTCTATGACGGGTCGCCAAGTAACAGTAGAACCTTGGCAGAAACTGTTGGCTGGCTTGGAGAAGACTATAGGCCAAAATATTCTGAATATTCTGGTATAGATGGGAAGTTATCAAACTACAATAAAGAAGAGGATAGATGAATGATAACAAGCTATGAAGATATACACGGATGGTTTGATTATAAAGATCTATATTCTGAGTTTTCTAGCTTATTAACCGATAGCAAAACTTTTGTTGAAGTTGGTGTATGGAAAGGTAAATCAATATCCTTTTTAGCAACCGACTTAAAACAAAGCAATAAAAAACCAACTTTATTTGCAATCGATACCTTTAAGGGTACCGCTGGCGACCCAGGGCATAGAGGTATGATAGACTCCCTTCAGGTCAGCTTGCTGGACCATTTCAAAGAAAATTTGAAACATCTTGAGATTGATGATTATGTAAATATAATAAAGAAAGATTCGGTTGAAGCGTCGGAAATGTTTCAAAACGAAACAATCGATATAATCTTTATAGATGCTGATCATTCATACGAAGCTGTAAAGAAAGATTTAGAGGCTTGGTATCCAAAAGTAAAGAGAAATGGAATAATAGCTGGTCATGATTACCTTGGTGATGACTGGCCGGGGGTTAAGAAGGCAGTAGATGAGTTTTTCGTTGATAAAAACACAACTGTTACAGAATGCCCACCTTCTTCGTGGAAAGCGATAAAGAAATGAAAAAAGTTCTTCTGACAGGTGCCACAGGATTTGTTGGCAAAAATATAGTTGAAAGATTATCGGACAAGTATGAAGTAACATCTATTGGTTCGAAACAACACAACCTTATACAACAACATGAATGCGAAGATATGTTGAGGCATATAAGACCGGATTTGGTTATTCATGCCGCAGGAGCAGTCGGCGGTATAGGTGCCAATAAGCTGAATCCCGGTAAGTTTATGTACGAGAACTTAGCTATGGGTATCAACATGATACACAGTTCTATGATACATAACGTTGAAAAGTTTGTGCTTCTTGGTACTGTATGTTCGTATCCTAAGCACACACAGGTGCCGTTTAGAGAAGAGGATTTGTGGCTCGGCTACCCAGAAGAAACCAATGCTCCATATGGAATAGCTAAAAAGACTCTTATGAGTTTGCTAGAAAACTACCATTATCAATACGGATTCAACGGAGTAAACCTAATACCTGTTAATATGTATGGGCCATATGATCATTTTAATCTCACAACAAGCCATGTGATACCAGCACTTATATTAAAAATACAAAAAGCTCTTGAATCTAAACAAAAAGAGGTTATATTATGGGGAACAGGAAAAGCTTCTCGCGAGTTCCTGTATGCACCAGATTGTGCCGAAGCTGTAGAACTAGCTTTGGAAAAGCAGATCCCTCCAGATCCTATAAATATTGGAACTGGTAAAGAAATAACCATCTCTGAGCTTATGTCTTGCATTTGCGATATAATGAAATATTCTGGAGAGATTGTCTATGACACTACGAAACCAGATGGGCAGCCAAGAAGAAGTCTAGATCTTACAAAATCTCGCGAACTTCTCGGATTTGAAGCAAAAACGGATTTGAGAGCTGGATTGGAACAAACTATAAAATGGTTTTTGAATAATAGGAATATCGAATAATATGAAAACAGCATTTATAACCGGTGTAACTGGACAAGACGGCTCTTATTTAACAGAGTTGCTATTATCTAAGGGTTATCGAGTCGTTGGCCTAAAGAGAAGGACTTCTTTGATAGCAACTGAGAGAATCGATTCTGTGTTTGAAAATAGAAACTTCAAGCTAGAATACTTTGAGTTGGATGATCCCATGTCATTCTACAGGCTGCTTCAAAAGTACAAACCAGATGAAGTGTACAATCTAGCTGCTCAATCGCACGTTAGAGTTTCTTTCGATGTCCCAGCCTCTACAATCAACACTATAGTAAACGGCACTTTAGGGATTGTTGAAGCTATAAGAAACTTTAGGGATGTAAAAGAAGTAAAGCTTTATCAAGCATCATCCTCAGAAATGTACGGTGATAACCCAAACTATCCATTCAACGAAGATAGCGTCTTAATGCCTGCCTCACCTTATGCTAACGCAAAAGTATTTGCCCATAGTCTTATGAGGAACTATCGCAAGTCCTACGGTATGTTTTGTACATCTGGGATTCTTTTTAATCACGAATCTCCTAGACGCGGCGAAACTTTTGTAACCAGAAAGATCACGCTAGCAGCAGCGAGAATCAAAGCTGGATTACAAGATAAACTTTTCCTAGGAAACTTAGACGCCAAACGTGATTGGGGATTTGCTGGTGATTATGTCGAAGCAATGTGGCTAATGCTACAACAAGACAAGCCGGATGATTATGTCATAGCTACTGGTGAGACTCATACAGTTCGCGAGTTTTTGCATGAAGTATTTGAACATGCTGAACTGGATGTCGATAAATATGTCGAAGTAGATGCCAGATTATATCGTCCGCACGAAGTGCCATATTTGCTCGGGGATTATTCAAAAGCTAGAAAAGAACTTGGATGGGAACCTAAAGTAAAGTTTAAAGAACTCGCTAGAATGATGTATGATGAGGATCTTAGAGGACTAAAGCAATGAGTAGAGTATTGGTAACAGGCGCGGCAGGATTTATTGGTTCAAACTTAGTAGATAGACTAATAAAAGACGGGCATAGCGTAGTAGCTGTGGATAACGAGTCATCTGAGGCTCATGAAACGTTTTACTGGAACGAGCTAGCAGAGAATCATAAACTGGATATTTGTGATTATGACAATATTCTACCATTATTTGAAGGTGTAAATGTTGTTTTCCATTTAGCTGCGGAATCGAGGATACAGCCAGCAATAAATAATCCGCTATTCGCCGTAAGGGTGAATACTCTTGGAACTTGTAACGTCTTACAAGCCGCCCGAGAGCAGAGGGTAAAGAGAGTTGTCTATTCTTCCACATCTGCTGCTTACGGGCTTAGTAACAATATTCCTTATCGTGAAGATATGCCAAAAGATTGTTTGAATCCTTATTCCGTATCTAAAACAGCGGGCGAAGAGTTGTGTAAAATGTATTATACGCTATTCGGACTAGAGACTGTATCCTTCAGATACTTCAACGTTTATGGGAATAGGCAACCGACGAAAGGACAATACGCTCCAGTAATCGGATTATTCTTGAAACAAGTTGCAGAAGGAAAGAGCATGACAATAGTTGGAGATGGACTTCAAAGAAGAGATTTTACACATGTAGACGATGTAGTAGAAGCTAATATTAAGGCAGCGTTCTTACAGAATAAGGCAATACTAGGCAACCTGTTTAATATCGGTACTGGTAAGAACTATTCAATCGTTGAAATAGCTAAAATGATTGGTGGCGAAGTTGAATATATCCCTCCTAGACTCGGGGAGGCTAGAAATAGTCTATGCGACAATACAAAAGCAAAAGATTTACTTGGATGGAATCCAACAGTGACTCTAGATACATGGATCGAGGCAAACAAGAATGCATAGAGTAGGAATAGTCGGTAACGGGTTTGTGGGAAATGCGGTGTATCAGAACTTCAAAGATTCTTTCGAAACAAGTGTCTACGATGCATCGCCCGCAAGAACATACAACTCTCTTGGACAAGTATTACAAAGCGATTTCGTTTTTGTTTGCTTGCCAACTCCAATGGTAAGTCCACAAGGTGGTGGCTGTGATCTAACAATACTAATGGATTTCTTTAATAATCTTCCAAATAATCTAAAGTGCTTATTTATTATAAAGTCTACTGTTCCAATCGGAACAACGAAATCGATATCCGCCAACAGGCCAGATCTGAAGATCGTCCACAGTCCAGAGTTTTTAACTGCAAAAAATGCTGTTAATGATTTTGCAAATCCTAGCAGGAATGTAGTGGGTGGTCCCATCGAGCTTGCCACGACGGTGAAAGAGCTATACCAGCAAAAGTACGGGGTCCAGATCCCTATCTTGTTGACTTCTTCTGACGAATCTGAAGCGATAAAGTATTTCTCAAATAGCTTTTTAGCTCTCAAAGTCAGTTACTTCAACGTTTTATTCCAGCTAGCTGATAAGATGGGATTTGATTATCGTACTGTAGTCTCTGGGATAATCTCCGATCCAAGGATCGGTTCATCCCATACAAGTGTCCCCGGTCCAGATGGTTTTCTGGGCTATGGAGGAACTTGCTTCCCTAAAGATATCAACTCTTTGATATCTACTTTAAACAGTCACAATGTTAACTGTTCTATTTTAGAACAATCGTGGGAATACAATAAAGAAATAAGAGAAATGTGGGATTGGGCTTCCAATCCTTCGGCTGTGTCACAAACACTTAGTGTTCAAAATACAAAGGAGTAATAAAATGAGTGAGATGAGTCTAACCGATCAAGCAATCGGTGCATTAATGATGGCATTGCAAAAATCATTACTTGAACAAAGCGACATCGTTCCAGTTCTTAAAGGGTTTCGATTCAAGATGTCCGAAGACGGATTGATAGTTATGAATCCGCCAATCGTAAAGTTTGATGAAGACTCTTTTGGCGAAGAACTAGAAGACTGATCATGCCGAGGTATGATTATCTCTGCCAAAAATGCGATAAGTCGCTGACTCTGGTACATGGTATATCAGAGTCAGTTGACTGTTGCGATTGTGGCCAGAACGGTAAGCTAGAAAGGCAACTATCAGATTTATTTTGCAAAAGTTCTAAATCTTCCTTGTCAAAACCAGGCCAGCTTGTTATAGAGTATATAGAACAAACCAAGAGAGACCTCATAGAAGAAAAGAGGTCTTTGGCCAAGGAGTACAAAGATGATAGTCGAGATTAATGGTTGGACAATAGCTTTTCTGCTATCACTAGCCATTATGGTTGGGCTTGTCGCTTACATCCGTTTCTTACTAAAGAACATCAACTTTGTATCAAAAAACATTACTGAACTAAACAATGAAGCAGTAAGTTTCACTTCGCACTTAAAGAGTCTTTATGAACTAGAGAGTTTTTATGGCGACGAAACACTTGGTGGTTTGTTAGAGCATGGTATGTATTTTACATCGAAGATCGAGCAGTTCTCAGAAATCATGGATTTGACAAACGAGCCGTTGCAAGATCTTCCCGACGAACAAGAGGAAGACGATGAAGAAACAGAGAATGAGCCGCAGTTCAAAGCCAACCAAGAAGTATTTTACGCAGGATCACGAAGACGCGATTCTTAAGTATGTCGCGACAAACGACAAAAGAATAAGAACGGAACTATACAGTAAGTTGATCGGCCCCGCGTTCGATGAAATGGTCGATAAGATTGTTTTCACTTACAAGTTCACTACACTTCCAAATATTGATTATTTGCGTGATGAATGCAAGATCTGGCTCATTACCATCCTTGATAAATATGATGTAAGCCAAGGTTCAAAAGCCTTCTCGTATTTTTCAGTCATCACTAAGAACTGGTTTATCCACAAGGTCAAGAGAAAGTCTAAGAAGAATCAGACTGAACTTGACATTCAAGAAATGCCAAAAGATTTAGAGCTTCGGTATCTATCAGAGGATAACCCATACGAAAATATTAGAGAGCATAACGAGCTTATTGATAATCTTCGTGCCAACATGATTGATTGGATGGAAGAGTCTGATAAGCCGAACGATGAAAAGGTAATAAAGGCTATTCAAGTACTTTTCGAATCAGCCCATGAAATCGAGATTTTTAATAAGAAAGCTATTTACTTATATCTAAGAGAGATTACCGGTCTTAATACAAAACAGATCGTATCTTGTCTTAAGAGATTGAAAGTAAACTATCAAGAGTTTCGAAAGGATTGGGACCAAGAACTATGAGTAATGAAGTAGACAAACACATAGCTAGTGCCATTAAGAACATCGAAGATGATAGAGAAGTTACGAGAGAGCTTCTAGACGATGTAATGCGTCTTTTGGCGAAAGATGAAGAGAACCACAAGTTTGCCGGTTCCGTTGCAGCAAAGTATGTTGAAACACTACAACGTTCGAACGAGCAGCTTGTGAAGATCGCTATGATACTCCAGAAACGCGAAACAGCCGCTGCTGATATTACTGAGTTAGACAAGGACAAGATTTTCGACCTCTTGCAGAATGACGGAGGAAACTGATATTGGCCCAACCAGTACAACCGTCTGGATCTGCTAAGCTCCCAAACGATGTATTCGTAGTCGCTAATCAGAAAGAAAATAACGTTATTCACGATTATGCTGCTCAATCGATCAATCCAATGTCATCGATTAAGCAAGCATATCGTGATTCTTTATTTTCAAGCACAAAAACAGAAGTAAACGAGAGATTGGCAGAAGTAATGGCCGTAGATATGACAGTGAAGGTGCCGAGTGATTTGAACTATTTCGGCAACTCCTCTATCGCAACTGAATACGGTAACAGAGATTGGATTTCTGTTGTTTGTAGAGTAATGGATCTTCATAGTGGCATACCAGATCCAGAACAAATAGTAATCGATGGAACAACTACTCAAACTTTTGGTGATATCACAAAGCTGAGATCTAGCATAGGCAAGTTCTACGCCCCAGCAGATGATATCCGAGCAAAGGGAGCTACTAATATTGAAGTTGGAGATTGGCTTATAGTTGAGTTTCAAGATAAAACAACAATGTCAAATGGCATTATAAAAGACGTTTATTTCAAGAAAGATAAGTCAACTTGGGGTTCATCTGGCGGAGGTTTTTCTGCTGGTAGCTCATTTGACGGTGCTTATCCTAATCTTCCGGCGGAATCAGCAAATCTTGATAATCCTCCATTAAATCAAGAGTTTTGGACTCTATTAACCATTTGTTTTGCTGAAGGTGGCGCTAGCGACCAAGGAATGGCAGATGTAGCACAATCAATATACAATCGATATTATATAGCAAATACCTATAATGGTTATTATTCTAAGAGTATTACTAAGAATGTCGCAGGCGGCAAAAACTACGAGCCAACTTATAAAAACCAAGCTGATTGGCAAAGAATAACAGATGAAGCTTCCGCTATAAGAGCATTCAGAGGATATAAACCGTCTTATTCGCAACAGCAGATACAGAATGGACTAAAACGAGCTTTAGCTGCTATTAGGGATCCTGTTTTACAAGAAAACGCGGCTCTGCATGTTCAGATTAGACCAGACTTTTTGGCTGGCAAACCCGATCAGGATGTTGGTGGTGTATATCAAGTGGAGAGGGCATCACCATTATATAAGGATCATAATAACTTCCATATTCGAAAAGACAACCAAGCTATGGGAAAACTTCTTCTGAATGGTTCGCTACGGCCAGCAGCGTCGATTCCAGAACATATACGTCCTTTTATCGAAGGGAACGAACTACCTACGAGCCAGCCGCTGGAAACGGCACCCACAGAACTTCCAACCTCACCAGTATCTCCTCTGCAAAGTCCGGTAGCAACTTCAGAAGCACCAACAGATTTTGGTACATCGGAGATTTAAAGTGGCATCTCCGAATAATAAGTTACCAAATGATACGTTTGTTCCGGTAAGTCAGAAAGAGAATATATCGTTACCGAACTATGAAGCCCAAGTTATCGACCCGTTCAGTACTATGAACGAAGCGGTAAGACATAGATTATTTGGTTCGAAGGGTACGGAAATAAAAGAAAGATTCGTGGAAGTCTTATCGGTGGATAATGACGTAAAGCTTCCCGCGCAGTTAAGCTATTTCTCAAGCGCAAATATCTTAACAGAATATGGAAATAGAACTTTTGTTTGTGTTATAGCTAGAATCAACGACGCCGATGCCGGTGTCCCAGATCCAGAACTTCTGATAGACGATACAAGCGGTGCTACTTCTTTAGGCTTTAGAGATATCACTAGACTTAGAGGACATATTGGTAAGTTTTATGCTCCAAAGGAAGACTTAGACGGTAAATCAGTTGGGAATATAGAAGTTGGAGACTGGCTTGTAGTAGAGTTTCAAGACAAAACCAACTTTCAAAGTGGAATAATAAAAGAAGTATATATCAAGAAAGATGTAAGCACTTATGTTAGAAGAAGTTACGGAGGAAATAGAGCTACTGGGACTTTCGCAAATGGAGGGGTAGTTCCTACCGGTCCATTAAATACGACAGGTGATATTATCTTTGTTGGTGGTTCTATGAGTCCTTTGGTAGCTTCTAAGATTGGCGCGCCGACAACAGCGTATAGACATCAGTTGTATAAGGATGGCAGCGGATTAGCAAGATTAAACGAAGTACTTCCTCGGGCTACACCATCTGAAACGATTAGCAAGGTCATAATAAACGTCGGTGGTAACGATGGATTTGCAGTTAACCACGATGGAATAAAACTACTACATGAGAACCTTAGAAGAGCATTCCCAGCGGCCCCACAGTTTTATGTTATGAGATCTCCTTTACACTTGGGAAACCTAAAGTATAGAACAAATCAAGAGGTACCGAACGGATATTACACCAATAGTGGACAGTTTTCTGGATTTAGCCCGCCTTTTTATATTCTCTCGCCGGTCATAATACCACCAGAAGGCACCGGTCCTAATGCACACGCTGGTCACGCTAACACATGGTCTTGGCCGGGATCTGATCAGCTTTTGGCTGTGTGTAAAAAGATACTGGATGGAACGACACTAGCCCCAGAAGACTACTCAATACCATAACAAACTTTTGTTATTTCTATTTATAATGAGAAGGAACATACATGTTCGAAAATGATTCATTTAAGTCTGCCCGCGCCGACGACAATCCTTTAGATTACATACCAAAATCTAAAGGCGGTATTCGATTACTCGACGCATCCAGAAAACTGTCAGATCCCAACTATAGACCAGAACAGAGTCAGTTGTTCATTGGCAATCAGTTGCAATCTGATAGAATATTTAAAGGTGGTCTTAATGGTGACTCACTTCCAGAGAATGTGCCAGAACATAATGCTGCTGATTACGAGAAAGTATTAGCTAGTAAGAACAACTCTGCTATCATTATTGGTCGTGATAGACCTAGCAGCAAATCAAGCGGATATGGTAATATTGGCGCAACCGGAGCCGGTTCGATTTACCTCAAGGCCGGTATGGCATTCCCTCCAAAGAGTCGCGGTAAAGAGCAGATATATGCTGATAACAACCTTAAGACAGATGCAGCAGGTATCTATATCTCTCAACTAACAGATATCGATAATAACTATGAACTAGCCAGAGGTTCAATGAGTCTCCGTGCTAGATCTGGTATTGGTCTGAAAGCTGACGGAATCAGAATCATTGGTCGTGAAAACATAAAGCTTGTAACTGGCCCATTTGTTAAAGAACAAAACACTTTGGGAGGTAAGAATATCTCTTATTACGGTATTGATATTATTGCGGGTAATGATGATTCAGAACTGCAACCTATGGCATTGGGGGATAATGTCGCAGATTGTATTGGAGAGTTGGTTACGATTATAACAAATCTATCTGCCATGATTGATCAGATGATAATCGCTCAAGATGCATTTGAAAAGTCTCTATCTAGTCACGAACATCCACTATCAGTCACCGCCGATGGAGTACCATTAAAGATACAACAAGATCCAGTCGTAAAAACAGCAAAAGCCACAAAAGCTGCTAGAATGACAGAAAAAGTCAATACGAAACTCTTAGAATGGAGATCTGATATCGCTGATTTTAGAAGTAGATATCTATTTGATAAGGGCGAAAAATCCATAAGAAGTCGCCACAACAGGGTAAACTAATGGCATACATACCTCCAGACATTTCGCTAATCCAACGTAACACTCCCGAATCTGTTACTTATGTCCCTAATGACGGAACTTACAATGACAACTACGATCCCAAAGTGGCACAGCAAGGCGAAAGCCCATTTGGCGTTGAGCTAGTCGTTGGTACTCCAAATAGTAACTGTTATGGACTTTATGCCGAACCATTTAACGAATGTGCAAACTTTTTATCGATTCTCCAAAAGGATGAAAGAATCGTTGCTTACTATAATCTTATTGTTGGAAATCTAACTGGTCAAAACATTTCGTTGCCGTTTGTAGAAGGTGTTAATCGCTCAATATTCAATGAAGCAGCTAGTCTGAAACCGGTTGGAAATAAGTTTATAGACTCGATCATGGGGCATGTTTCGCCTAATCCATATTGGATTGATTTAGAAGGTAACACGATAGGTCCGACTGAAGATGCATTTTTTGACCCATCAGTCGATAGGACCGGATGGACTTATTCTGGTGATGCTCCTAGTTCTATTGATTCTTTGATTCAAAATACTTACAAAGAAACTTTAGATATCATTGCACAAGCGATAAATCCATATAGAATCTTTGATATAACAGGCCAGATATATGAAGGTGGATGTCGCGAAATCAACGGTCTTCCTTTTACACTACAGCTAAGCAATGGATTCGCTTCTAGTATTGGATGGGTACTTGCTGTTGCTGAATACGGACCAGATGCTATTCGAAGAAACGAATATCGTGGCGATTACGTCAGATATCAGGGGCAAGATGTACCAACTAGCTTGATAGAAGAAGCTACCTTTTACAATATGTGCTTACAAGCAAAAGAGTGTATTAAAGAATATCGTCAAAGCTACCCAGATTCCTACGAAGCCGATGTGGCTGCTTTAACAGACGATCAACTAGCTAGCTTGCAGGGAGTTCAGGAGTTCGATGCAGTAACTACAAAAGCAACTCTGAATCAAGCACTAGAGAGAATAAATCTTTGTTATTCATATGTGACTGATCGTAACTACTATAATCAGCCAGTAGTTGGAGACAACGGGAAGTTAAATCAAGAAGTGCTATATAGAACTGCTATCTCCGTAGCGGCAATAAGAAATATTATTGTTGTATTACTTGAATCTATAACTGGTGTTTCAACAGCCACAACTGTTGCAGAATACAATGATTATGTAAATCAGATACAACAAGATCTACAAGAAGAGTATGAAAGAAACTTAGCTGAAGCAGAAGCTAAAAGGCTAGCAAAAGCCGAAGCTATGGCGGAAAGATTGCTTGTTTGTAGAGAAGCAGACGCTGCTGTTGGAGACAAGTGCCGTGATGTACCTAATCCAACAAAAACATTCTTACAAGATTGGACGGTCAGAGACAGAACAAGTCCTTACTATGCACCTGAACTAAAGAAATATTTTATTGTTTATGATGTGGTAACAAATAACTTTACTGATTTCCAAAAAAAGATAGATACCTATAAGTTACAAGCTTTTAATATACTGGATTCAACTTTTAAGTTCAATATTTTTAACTCTAATACTACTCAACAAGCAAAAGAAGAGAAAGCTATGCAAATCGTAAGGTTAGAGGAGAATGGACTCTATTTTGAGCCAAGATCATTCAAACCTTCGAAGATACTTTTCAGCGTCAGCGAAAATGATTTAAGTTTAGAGCCTAAGAGCATTGAAGTTATACCACGTTTTACTGAGCAACCACCAAGTTCAGAGTATATTCGCTCTTATAGCATGACAATCAGAGACTTTTTCAGTTCTCTAGAAGCGTTCGAAAACATATTAAAGAAATATGTGTTTGACCATGCACTTTGGAAAGTCACTTTTGGCAATGAAAATCCTTCAGTAACAAATCTGGCAATATCATCAAGTAAGATCTTCAATAAACTCAAGTTTGATATTCTGAAGCAAGACTCTAGAAACTTCCAGAAGTTTAGGCCCATATTCACAAAGCTACTTTCCAAGAATGGAATCTCGTTAGCAGATGATATTAGACTTAGCAAAAGCGGACAATATATGCTGGATGATAGGATAATGCTTGTATTTGCATTTGAGAATCCATCAGATGTTCAGGCTCCTACGACAGTAGAGGGGACTTCCGTTGTCGCACCACAAGGCAGCAAACAAGTCGATCCAAAACAAATCAATACACAGACCAAACCGCCCACAAATAACTCTGGATCAGGTTTGGCAGATGGGTTGACAGCCGGTACAAAGATTAAAATGTACAGAGTCCAAGTAATGAACGGCTCTAGACCTCCATTAGATTTAATCTGGAAAAATCTAGATGGTTCTGGCTCAAATCTAGAAGGTTTAAACTCCCAAGATGTATTTATGCAAGAAGTGGTCATGAACTACTTGATGAACTTGGATGTTCTACTAGCACTTCTAAGACCAAACAAAAATGATAGGTAACAGCTATCTATAGTATAAGGAAATAAAATGGCTACTTCTAGAAAAGGTACAAACTTCAAAGAGTTTGCAGCTACTCTGCGTTATCCCCCATTAAGGTTTGAAGACGGAACCACTACAGATCCGCTACAAACTCCAAGAGCGCAGTTTCTAAAAGATTTTGCAACCAATGTCCTGAATGATATACTCCGTGATATCAAGGAAGACGGGCTTGAATATTATGCAAATCAATACAACGAACAGCCATTTAAGAACTATGCTCAAAAGGTAAAAGAAGACGAGTTATTAAAAAACCCCATTAATAAGGCTGCTAAAGCGGCTTTGGTAGATCAGCAACAACTACATGCTGGTGATCCATACGCATTAGTACTAAATGATGTAATCGATAGTTTCACAGATAACGTCACATTCGATACAAGTGGAGTTTTTGCCAAGGGCGATACTGGCGCACTAGCTAGAAAACAACTTTTAGATGCTATGGGCGTGAACTCCCTTAAGTTATTAGGGTTTATATCACTCACTTCGTTAGCTAGATCTATACCAATCGAAACCATAACACAGTTTAACGTACAAGAATATTTGAAGTATTTAGATCCTGTATTCTTGTTAAATAAGCTTATTGCTGGCATAAAAGATAAAAGCATCTCTGAGGCTATAAACGATTTTAAGTTAGTCGGAAGATTCGTTAATGGTGTTCTAACTTCTAGTCAGTTTGAGCCAAAGCTACAACAAGCTTATCTGGATTATCTCTCGACTAGAGAGGATGTTCCTGCATCCTTGCAAAACATCGCCAAGTTTGATGAAATAATAGCAATCGTAAATCCAGACAATATCGATGAACAATCTGACGAAGAGGCTTTTAAGGCTGTATCAACTGCCTCTATCGATTTCTTGCAAAATGGAAAACTCGGTATTGATCTTAAGATTGTATCTAGAGATCTGAACGGGTCAGTATTGGGGGAGATATCACTTAACGATCTCTCGGAAGATATGACCGGTTTGATTACTGGCGCACAAGACGACCTACAAAAAATCTTCGATGGTCTTGAGAATAGATGCGATCTGCCAGATGCGAATATGTTTAACAAATATCGTAATCTAGGTTTGGCAATAAAACAGTTCTTTCAAGGTTTCAAGCCAATCCGTCTTAAGAAGACAAAGCTAGGTAAGATCAAGATAGCTGACAGGCACGAACTTATTGAATCGGCATTAGCTAGCGTATTGATTTCCAGTTTCTACGTTGCGACTACAACTCTGTTTAAGCTTGTATTGTCATACCTCCAGAAACTTGTACCGGATCTATCATGTGCCGAAATCGCAGCTATGATTGTCCCCGAAGAAGAACTAGGCCCAGCAACTCAGAATAGAGCAGTAAGCTCCGATGCAATGGCCAGAAAGATAGCTGCTAGTATAAAAGCTAATAATCCAAATAATACTTCAAACATAAACATAGCCGATATCTCTGCGTTGTTAGCAGAGATAGCCTCTTCTATTGGTATGTTCAACGGCATGGATATCAACTCATTAAACGAGTTTTTGTCTTTGGCTACAAGTGTATTAACAGAGAGGGAATACTGTGAACTCCTCGGCGGTAATCCAACGCAAGATACGATCCTAATAATCCAGAACATAATCGATTTCAGATATCCACAGGCAGGTATCAGCAAAGATCCCCAAGATATAACAGCATTTTTTAAGTCATTATCAAGTCTGTCTAACGCAGGGTGTGATCAAATAAGTAGAACTGTAGATATGCCGGTAAATACACTACTATGTGCAACACCGGAATACTACAGGGTCTATAACGATTTGAGAATCGCTTTATTAAAAGAGAAGGGCCTTGCAGATTCGGAAGTAGAGTTACAAATCAATAAGATTTGTGATCTCAACTCTTTACAAGCACAACAGTTTTTGGATCTTTTGAATAACGACGATCCACTTGATAGCATGATTCCGTTGATTCAAACTGGTAATCCGAACTGCGGTATTGAATCTTCGATTGAGCCTATTAACGAACTAGTCAAAACTGAGTTGGTACGTTCGTACACAAACATTTTTGAGCCTTTGAAGGAATCTCTTGATTTATCGATGGTCGGTGACAGAGGATTCATAACCAAAGTACTTAGTGGCAAAAATGGTCTACCATATCCTCTTTTCTTGCAGATCGCGCAAGGTTTAACAAATGCTCTAACAGCAGAATCATACGTTGCTAAAGTCACTAATACATTTGATCCCACTAGCGATACCTCAATCGTGCAAAGTCCTACCTTAAACACTTTTGAGCCTTCTCTAGTAGCTAGCTGGATGAGACTTAACCAAGAAGAGTTCTGTAGCCTTGACAGGGCTAATCGACTAGCTATCACACCCTTCACAACCAACCCCCAGCTATTTGATAATCTAGTCGATCCATTCAATGCTCGTATCGGGTTTACTGATGAAGATAAGGAAAGACTAAGATACTTTGCCTCCCTAACTAACGAAGATCTACAGATGCAATCGATGACTTTTGAACAACTTCTAACATATGAAGACTTGTTCAAGAGACTTGGAAACATTTTCTTTTCCGTCAGAGGTCTAAGTTTTACTGGTATATATGACCTAAGCCAGAGCAGTATTGAAAACCTAAGCGTCGATGGTATAAGACAAGCCAACCTTGAGGCTGGAGCTTTCGTGGAAGTTTTGGTTCCAAACAAGAATCTAATAAACACGATATTATTGAGTATGGTACATCCTGTTTATGGACTAAAGAATGCTATTACTGCTATTTTTAATCCAAGAACAATGTATATTCCTGCAACTCAAGAGCAACTTTCTAATAAAAATCCTCCTGCTCTTCCCGGTGTGAACAAGAAGATCTCTTCAAAGCAGCCATTGTACAGAGTCAAGAGTTACAACTTCTTTATCATGCCACTCACACCAGCAGGAGCAGAGGACGGTTTAATAAGGACTAAGATTATTGACTATTATCCTTCTTCAATCCGTGGCTTGGATAATCTAGGACCGAACAGTTTTAATGAAAATCCTGTCATCGGATCCTTCCAAACAGTAGAAAACCTACAGATAATCAATAACAATAAGTTTGTATTTGATCAGTTAAACAAACGGATTGAGCTAAAAGATATCGTTAAGAAATCAAGTGATTACTTTATCAATGTGAAGGATCCAAGTATTGCTAATCCGTCAATAATGGATATTCTTCCTCCGAATCAGTTAGAAGGTGCTTCCAAACAATCACTGGTATTTGCTGATTTGGTTTTGAAAGCTATACAAGATAACGTTGGTATTAACTTCGAGGAAATGCCAGACGGTAAGAAGTACGCCGAATATATCCAAAAAGAACTTTACAACTATGTGTACAATAGCTTTATGGATGGTATGAACAAGATTCCAGCCTTGAACGGAAAAAACCTTAACTTTGGTGTCACGGATCAAAGGATTAATCCACTAAACAGTTTCCACACGAATACTATTACTGGATATCCAGATCCGGTAAATCCAGAAGATTTCGGTGGTACTGAAACCGATCCTGCTTATTATATCTACAACAAACTTTCGGATGATTGGAAGAATCTTTATAATCTATATGTCCGTGATAGGAACGAAGAAGCAAGACCAGCTAGAACTCCCATTCCAGATTTTGCTGGGTTTTCAGAGCAAGCGGCAGATCTATATCTTAGGCTCAGTGAAGAAACTAGAGAAGCCAATGATTATAGCAATCAAGCTCCGTTTGACTTGATTGTTAGTAAAGCCTCCCTTGTAACGATGGACAGTTTAGTCGATATGATGATTAAAGTGTTTTCATTTGAGCATTATTATAAAGGTTTTGCTTTCCTAAACACAGTCGAAATAACTGATAACGTTTTTGATAATGTATTCTTTACCTTCTTGGCGAATAGGTTTAAGGACTATGCCGTTCAAGCTGGTCCTACAGTTGGCAGAGACAGAAGAAAAACATCAAAGTTCTACCATATGCTTATGGAGATGTATGTTTCCTTGATGTTCAAGAAGAGAGAAGCTAGGATTTTGTCTGTTACCCCAAGAGAAGATGAACTCTTGAGATTGATCGGTAGAAAGACGAATATCTGGCGTTTTGGTATACCAAAGACCGGTCTAACAGATAAAGAAAGTCAATATCTAGAGGCTTCCTCTATAATCTCACAGTACGAACAACCCAGTTATCCGCTAGGAACAATCAGTAATGCTGTGGCATCTTCCCAGAACTCTCTAGGACCAATGAACAAGATCTTTGCTGAAGCCAAGAAGCAAAGACAAGAACAGATTAGGATTCGCAATAACTATTGGAATCTGATAATGGAAGATTGCGAGCCACTATTCGAAGAACTTCTTAGTATAAGATTACGTTCTGAGCTAAATACTATTTCGAATCAGCTAGCAATCCTAAACCCAGATTTGATCAAAGAAAATAGCATTCTAAATATGCCCATAAACGGCGGCCCTATTGTACAGAATGGCGAGAAGATCCCAGATCCAGACGGTACAGCTTATATGAGGAATATTTACAGTCATCACCCAGCGATGCTATACTCCGCTGGAAACGTGTTGATTTCTGATTATGCCTATAGAGCGTTCTATGGAACTCTTGAAGATAATAACGACCGTAACTTTAATGGATTCTTGTTCAATAAGTTTTACACTATGCAGCCACATCCTTCAGGATCTGTCGTGCTTAAGAGTGAACCAAAAGAGCCTGTGTATAGCTTCTCTGCTAACTATGATGCTGATTTAGCTGATGACATAGGTAGGGAGTTTAGAAGTACGAATCCATTCGGTGGTTCACAAACGATGGATATGTTTAGATACAGTCCCGACTTTTTGACACCAAGCGTCTTGAACTACATTGAGTTGAATAAACGAGACATTGTAACTAATGAGTTCTTACTCAAAAATGAATACTCAAAAGCAGGATACGATTCAGATTGGAATAGTTTCTTCCTTTTCCAAGATGAAGCAACAAGAATGCAAGAAATCAATGATATCACTAATAATATCGGTAATCAGAGAATCAATGATTATCTTGAGAGTATTGATCCGTACAATCAACAAAATATTAACTTTGATCGTGTTCTAAGAACAACTGAAAATCCTTACCATAGGATTAAGCGATTCAAAGTATTCAAAACAGATGGTACAACACTTAAGAAGCTTGGTACCGATACCTACATAATAGGTGGTATGTCGGCTTCAAACATGCCAATAGTTTTGAGTCAAGTTGGCGCTCCCATCGTAGTTGAACAATATATAAATCTAGATTTTATGCCAAGAGATGAAATACTTGTTTCTCCTATGGCTGGAGCTTATATCGATAGAGATACGGGTCAAGATGTTTTCCTAAACTTGCATTCTGCTTTGGAAAGTGCGTTGTACAACACCTCTGGCAGATTCACGGGTGGATTCTTGGGAGACTCACTTAGCCCAACAGCAGAAGGTATTTTTAGGGGTCCATCAAGTTTGACTAACTTGATTTACTGGCTAGGAGCTAGTGGATTCTTGAATGCATCCGTAGCTTTCGCCGGTCAGCAGCAGAGCGATTATTTTGACTACCTAGATTTTAAACTGAAAGATTTCTTTAGACCCGGTACATTTAACGCTGGATTAAGATTAATGTTGCTACAACCAGATTCTAATCTAACCATCGATAAAGGATTGCATTCGTATTTTGAAGATGATTTGATTCCCGTCAAAGAAGGAGATCTAGATCCTATTACCAATATAAGAGATAGAATCAAAAATACTAAATCATTTAGTAAAGAGACAGGATATTCTATTCCTATCTTCAAAGCAGAAGAGTCAGTCGAATGGACCCTCAGAGACTTGAAAGCCATTTACGATGCGTATATCTCTTCAAACAATGGAGATGGATTTGGCGATATTAATGTTACACCAACGAAATGGATTGATCATAGTCCTTTGACAAGAATGATGAACATTAGATTGTCTAGAGCTATCTCTTGTAGCGAAGAATATAAGAAGATGTTTGATTTCTGTGTACCATTGCGATACATGGCATCGCTAACAGCTATCTACACGACCAAAGCTTTTACCAACTCAATAGGCTCAGCCGTAGATTGGGGAGGAATCAAGAGGGTAGACGATAAAGTTTTCAAGAAAGACGAAACCAATGTTTTAGCTCCGTTCTATGAATCAGTAAGAAAGGTATTCTATCATTCTTACAACTCATTTGATCCATCATACAATGGCGAGAATGATGACAACACTAGTCAACAAACTGAAGAAGAAAAACTCATTAGAACCTCAAGACCACTACTTGATGCAGATAGGGGAGAATCTATTGTAAAGATTTCCGAAATCCAAAACGATATCCTACATGCCAATAAAGTCGATCCGCTTTTCAGAGAGGGGTTGGGTGATCTTCGCTCGATTATAGGCACAGGGTACGAACGCTCTATCATCCCAGATCCAACAAATGCGTGTGGTTCGGCTAATGATGAGGATATCTGTTGATAATCTACTTATCGATATATGAGGGTATAAAATGGCTACTGGATATTCTGTAAAGCTTCCGCTTCAATTAAGCCCATCAGACGGACCATATGCTTTAAACAAGAATCTAGCATCTGTTGTAAAGCAAAATGTCAAAATGATTATCTTTACATCTCCCGGCGAAAGAATCATGGATTCTAACTTCGGCGTAGGGATACGAAACTATCTCTTTGAGCCACTTACAGAGATAACCAAGATCAATATTAGAGATAGAATCATTAAACAGTTAAATACGTATTTGCCATTCGTAACTATCAAAAGCCTTGGTGTATATTCCAATGACGAAGAACCGAACACCATACAGATTAAGATGGAATATACTTTTCCATCAAGCAATGCACAAATATTAGATCTTGTGATTAGATAGTTACCCTTTAACTATTTATTTGAGGAACGGTGAACCATAAATGTCAAATATGAAGAAGCCACTTATTAGATATACCTCGCGTGACTTTGAAAAGATTAAAGCTGATCTTATCGAGTTTGCAAAGAGGTACTACCCAGATTCTTATAAAGATTTCAACGAAGCTAGCTTTGGCTCGCTTATGATTGACAGCGTTTCTTATATTGGTGACATTCTATCGTTTTATATCGATTATCAAGCAAACGAATCATTTCTACCAACAGCCGTAGAATACGGAAACGTAAGGAAGTTAGCCGAACAAAACGGATTTAAGTTTAAGGGTCCATCGACTTCTAGCGGTATTGCACAGTTCTTCGTTCTAGTGCCAGCATCATCCGTTTCTCCAACTTCAGGACCGGATCCATCGCTTATCCCTGTTCTAAAGAAGAACTCGGTCTTCGGCGCACAAAGTAATGCGGTATTTACTTTGCTTGATGATGTCAGGTTCGACTCAGTTGATACCGACATCGTTCCAGCAAGGATCAATCCAGCTACAGGACAACCCACATTCTATGCTCTTAGAAAGAATGGTGTGGTTATTTCTGGCAGGTTTAGAAGCGAGGTAATCTCAGTAGCAGATTATGAGCGTTTCAAACGTGTAATGCTAACCGGTAGAAACATTAACGAGATCAGTCAAGTCATGGATGCCGAAGGGCACGAATACTATGAGGTGGATTATCTAACACAGAATGTTATCTACAAGGAAATAGAGAATAAGGGCGGGGATAACGTTGTTGTTCCATCTATTTTGCGTCCTTTTGCTGTTCCAAGAAGATTTACTTTTGAAGTAATGCAAGATGGAACTTCTTATTTGCAGTTTGGATTCGGTGGCGAATCGGAACTAATAAACACTGGTTACGCAGAACCAAATACAATCCTTTTAAATCGCTATGGCCGTAGCTATGAAACAGAGCAGAGCTTCGACCCAAATAAGCTACTGCAATCTGATAAGCTAGGCGTTTCACCATCAAACACAACTTTGACTGTGACTTATCGTTATAATGACAGCACGACAGTCAACGTACCAACTGGTAAGCTTACAAGAGCCATAACGCCCATACTAGAGTTCAAAGATGAGTATCTTTTAAACACCGATACAGTCAGAACAATCCGCGCTAGTCTTGAAATAAACAATGATGAACCAATCGTTGGGCAAGCTTCCTTACCAAGCGCCGACGAGATCAAGGTCAGATCCGCTTCGTTTTTTGCATCGCAGAACAGGGCAGTAACACAGCAAGATATGGAATCTATTTGCTATGCGATGCCTTCTAAGTTTGGTGCCATAGCTAGAGCCTCAGCCTATAAGGACAGTAACTCTTTTAAGAGAAACATCAATCTTTATGTACTTACCGAAGACTTCAACGGTAAGCTAGCACGACCTTCCGGGCTTTTGAAGGATAATCTTAAGAACTGGATTAACCGTTACAAGATGATTCATGATACTGTTGATATCTTGGATGGTCTTGTCGTAAACTTCGGGGTTGATTTCAGTATTCTAGTTGATAAAGCTTACGATAAAGAAATGGTACTATCTGATGCCCGCGCTAAGTTGGCAGAACATTTCTCCAAACCCGGCTATTTCGGTCAAATGGTATCCATCTCGGAGATCTATTCGGTCCTCAACAAACAAGTTCGTGGTGTTATCGACGCAAAAAGGGTAAGATTAATGCCAAGAATCGATGGAGTTTATTCTTCTAATACTTTTGATTTTACCGAGGCTTTATCTGTTGATGGTACATACCTAATCGTTCCAAAGAACGTCTGTATGGAAATGAAGTTTACAGATCTAGACATAGCAGGAGTGGCTGAATAATGAGTATCAAGCGTTACAATGCTACCAAGGACAACACAATCACTAATGCATTCAAGGGTGATTTAGTCAACAGGGCTACCGGTTCAAATACCGGACTAGCAGATGTGTTGGAAACCTATGTAATCTACGGACAGGCTTCCACCTCTTCGATAGAGAAGAGCAGAATCTTGGTGCAGTTTGATACAGACCAGATGACTCTAGACAGAGCCGCAGGCACACTACCCGCATCTGGAAATGTTAGCCACTATCTAAGATTATTTAACGCCCCACACGCTTATTCACTTCCAAGGAACTACTCTCTTGAAATAAGAGCGATTAGTGGATCATGGGATGAAGGTCGCGGCTTAGATCTCGATGAATATTCAGACTCTGATACATCTAACTGGATAAGTGCTAGTTCAACTGCTGGATGGGTATCTCAAGGGGGAGATTACTATGCTACTCCTTTTTACACACAGTCTTTTGGATTTGATGGTACACAAGATTTACAAGTAGACGTATCAGACATAGTAGAACAATGGTTAGCTGGCACAAAACCAAATAACGGTCTTTTGATTAAGATATCTGGTTCTGCTGAAAGCGCACCAACAACTTCACTTTACACCAAGAAGTTTTTTGCAAGATCTTCTGAGTTTTTCTTCAAGAGACCAGTAATCGAAGCGCGCTTTAATAACGCAAGAAAAGACAAGAGGACTAACTTTTATTACAGCAGTTCCCTCTCCACCGCAGCCGAAAACCTAAATACAATCTACTTCTACAACTATCATCGTGGTATTCTTAGGAATATTCCAGCCGTTGGAACGGGTAACATCTATGTATCGGTTTTCTCTGGCTCGACCGTTCCGACCGGCTCGGCATTGACCCTTGTGACCGATGGTGTAAACGTTACAGCAGGCTCTCCAACGGTCGTTACAGGCGGTTGGGTGTCTACGGGTATCTACTCGGCTAGCTTTGCGCTAACCGCTGCCACAACCCCATTAGAAACGATTTTCGACGTATGGCACAACGGAAATCTAACTACTCAATATTTCACAGGTTCTATCGAACCACAAGTTCTCGTTGGAGAATCTTCAGTCAACGCAGAACAGTTTACTACTCAAATAACAAATCTCAAACCTACTTATACAAGGGGGCAAACAGAAAGATTTAGAGTTTACGCAAGACCTAGAAACTGGACTCCTACCGTATATACGATTGCAACGGCTACCCCTGTTGCAGCCACAATAGACAGCGGATCTTACAAGGTTTATCGCGTTATTGACGATCTTGAAGTAATAGCTTACGGAACTGGTAGTACACAACATACGGCTCTTTCCTACGACTCAGAAGGAAACTATTTCGATTTAGATATGAATCTTTTTGAGGCCGGATATAGTTATGCTATAAAGTTCTCTTATTACAATGGATCTATCGGATCTTATGTAGAACAACCCGAGACTTTCAAGTTTAGAGTAGAGTAGTAATGAGCATAAAAGATCTATTTGGACTACAAAAACAAGGTACGTTTCCGGTAGCTGACAACACAAACAGCGACGTTTATCTTTATGCAGAGTCTAAAGATAATATCGCAGCTAAGTTCGAAGCTATTGAGAAGTTCATACCACTGGTGGACTTCTCCGATCCAAAGAACTTCGTTAAGTTCGGATCAGCAGAAAACTACTATTCTGCTTCTGTAACGAATATTGTAAATGAGTTTCCTTATGACGGTTCAAGGAAAGAGCTAAATCTTTATCTATCGAACTGCACATATCTAGATCTATATCTGTTGAACCACAAGTATCCAAGAACAAATGGATACATCAACTTTTCTTCCAACAACTACACATTCTCTGGTGCTAAAGTTGGGGGATACGGTAACCCAACTAGCAAAGAGTACATCTATTTCTTTGGTGGACCTCATACAGCCTCGCAGGGTATGATCGGAAGTCCGCTTGCTAATACCTTTGATGACGCAAATAAGTTTGAACTAGATGTCTATACTACCGCTTCACAAGCGGCAGACGGAAGAACCGGTACAAGAACTACAAATCTATTGATGAATCCGTCCTATGGCATGGCGGTAGAGTTCTGGTTAAAGAAAGACGGGTTCGCAACTTCCTCGACAGAAAAAGAAATCGTATTCGATCTTTGGAACTCAGCAGTCTCGTCTAGTACTGATTATGGTCGTCTTCTCATTGGTATTACTGGATCTGCTGACGGACTATCTACTTTCTTCTTCGAAATCTCTTCGGGTTCGACAACCGTATCCCAAGCCCTTTCGATTAGTGGCTTTACAACATCTTCATTGGCAGATGGAACATGGCGTCATTATGCCTTTACCTTCCAGAACACTGGCAGCAATCTAGAGGCTAAAGCATATATTAACGGTAACAGGGAATACTCTAACGTTTTTGCCAGTAAAGCTATGGGTATTGTTGACGGTGCTTTGTCTGCTAATATCGGCGCTCTCCGTACATCACCTTCTGGTTCTACTTTCAACGGAATCAACATGCTTGGTTACGGCAAGCTATCTGGTTCACTTGACGAGTTTAGGTACTGGAAGTCTGTCAGAAACGAAAAAGAAATCAACTTCTATTATAAATACCAAGTTGCTGGTGGTACAAACACTGATGTTTCAAATACAGAACTCGGCGTCTACTTCAAGTTCAACGAAGGTATCACAGGCGTATCCGCTGTAGACTCGACTGTACTCGATTACTCTGGCCGTATCACAAATGGTACATGGTATGGATATCCCGGCTCAGCAGCCAGAAATACCGGTTCTGCTATGGTATTGGCAGGAGCTACCGCAACAGAATACCAAGATCCGATTATTAGAGCAGACCATCCAAGTATTACAAGCCTATATGGCGAACTAATCGCTTCCGGTAGTGAATACGATATTAAGAATAATGCATCGCTATATTACTCGATGCCATCGTGGATTATCGAGGAAGATAGGCCAGAAGATGGTTCAAATGGCGGCGATCTTTTTAACCTAACCCAGATCATGTCATACCAGCTAGATGAACTATACGCTGGTATCTCAAGCTTGAGTAAACTCAAAAACAAAGAATACTTAAGCTCTAGTTTTGAAAAACCATTACCATTTGCAGAATATCAAGTAGCAAATCAAGGTTTTGTTACTCCTTTAATCTTCGAAAACTCATCTCTATACGAAAAGATTCTAAATGTAGATAATACAAATCGTTTTGAAGAAGAACTAGAGGATATCAGGAACTCTATATATCAAAATGTGTACAACAATCTAGTATACATTTATAAGTCTAAAGGAACTGATAAATCATTTAGAAACCTTATTAGAACATATGGTATTGATGATAACGTAGTAAATGTATCTGTTTATCCAAACAATACAAGATATATTTATGACAATAGGTATGACTTTACGGCAGCAGGTAAGAAGTTTATTAACTTCAATAAGCCAGAAAACTTTGCTGCTACAATCTACCATAATGCTGGAGCTAACTCGTTTGTTTCAGGCAACTTAGTAGATTACACTCTTAAAGAGCTAGGCTTTACTACCGAAGCGGAAGTAATATTCGCTAAGAAGCCACTGTTTAGTGAGGCTGGATACTTCTACACCGATTTCGTTACTTCCTCGGTTGCAGGATTCCATCTACCCAACACTTCTAGCACATCTGATCTAACCTTCCAAAGCGCCGACACGACATTGCGTATATACGCTGTTCGAACTGGCGTTGAATCAAAAGATGTTTACTTCCTTCTTACGGGTGCAGTTAACGGTACGACCGATGTTAAAGTAACGAGTAGTGTATTCTATTCAGTATACGACAACAAGAAGTGGAACTTTGGCGTAACATTAGCACCAGACAAAGCTTTACACTATGAAGCAATCACTGGAAGCGCAAACACAACCTATACTCTTGCATTTTATGGCGTGAATAAAGAACTAGACATAGTGCTGGATTCTTTCTACCTAACAGCTTCTTTGTCCAATACAGCAGGCAAAATACTTGCTTCATCTCCAAAGAGATACTACGCAGGCGCTAGGAATACAAACTTTAGCGGAAGCGTGATCGACAGAAGTGATATCAGACTCGGTTCACTACGTCATTGGGTTTTGCCACTTCAAACAAGCTCCATCGATTTCCACGCACAAAATCCATTTAGTTTTGGCACCCAGAATCCATCTAGAAATGCGTTCTTGAATCAGAACGCAGTAACCGGTACATATATTCCAGAGATTGAGACTCTTGCCCTACATTGGGATTTCAGTTCTGTAACTTCATCCAACACAAGCGGTGAGTTCCAAGTATTTGATATTACATCTGGTTCTTATGATAAAAACTTGTTTGGTGCCGTATCTAAGGTAACAAATGTTATTTACAACGCTACTGCACACAACTTCCCAGCTTCTGATTCTGATGTAGTCACCAAAGAGTTCATCAGTTTCGCAGAAACAACTCTACCTGATGAAATCAACAGTTATGATCTGGTAAAGACACCAGATACCGATGACGAAGTATTCACCAAAGAAATACTTCCTGTGAACTACTACTTCTCATTTGAAAAGAGTCCATTCAGGAATATTTCTAAAGATATGTTGAATATGTTCTCTTCTTTGAAAGAGTTCAATAATCTATATCATCAACCAGTACAACGTTACAGGGACGAACACAAAGAGCTACGTCAGCTTAGAGAACTCTACTTTAAAGACATTTCGAATACAGTAGATGTTGATAAGTTCTTCGAATATTACCGTTGGATCGATGCTTCATTATCTGAAATGTTGAGGCAGTTAGTTCCACTAACCGCTGATGCCTCAGACAGAGTTAACAGTGTTATTGAAAGTCATATTCTCGAAAGAAATCACTACAAGTACAACTACCCGATTCTAAAGTACAAAAACCGAAACTACGAAGGAAGTGTCTTTGGTATTTCGGAACTTCTGTATCCTTGGAATAGAGGCTATCATCCGGTAGCAAATGTTGAAAATGAAAACTGCTATTGGTGGAATCGTAGAGCAGAAAGAAATGGTTCCGTTATTACATCCGGTAAGGCTGTTGTTGATGAACAGAGAGAAACTATCCGTAGAACCATAACTACGCACACTTCTGCTTCTGGCCCACTTCTATCACAACCAGATGGTACTGCATATTACGGAAGCGATTACGCTAATCGTAAGTTTACACAGCTTTATAACTTCGATATGTCTCTGGATTCGAAGTTCTATCAGATTATAGAACAAGTTCTTTTTGTTGGCTTGAACGCCCCAAAGGGATTCGTTACCAAAGTATGGAAGTCCATTGTCGCTAAGCTCGCAAATGAAACCTTGGTACTTGATAACTTTGAGGAAAAAGAAGATTGTAAAGATACAAGCACCATTAAACTTCTAGAACCCGTCAAAACCCCTCTAGAACTACAGAAAGTAAGAATGAAGTTCCGTGCCACTTTTGGCACAACACAGATTGGAGCATACTCTGTACTTCCTTTCACATTTATGAGTGCTTCTGCTGGTGTGCCAAATACCGGCTACCAAGCACAGCTAGTTGCCGGATTCGGTTCTGGTAAGCGATTCGATATCGTTGGTCACCACTCAGATGTCTATGACATGGACTTTGAGATCCCAATGCAAGGTCCATTTACCGAAAGATATGTCGGTGGTCATGCCCATAGGCACGTTGAGTTAAACCAATACGACTCTAACACTAGACCAGAAGCTTATGATATGAATCTATCTTCTGGTGTCATCACTATAACAAATCGTAGTATTACAAAACCAAGATCTACAGTCTCTAGAGATGGTATGGCAAAGAGGCCAGTAAACCTTGCAAATATAGCACATTCTACTGGTTCCACTTCCACAGTTGCTGGTAACTACAATCTTGCTCTAGATATTGTTGCTACAACCGGTAGAAGTGAAAACGATCTATCGTTTAACGACACTCCATTTAGTGCTTCTGCAACCGGGTCGTGGGCCGTTAGTGGTACTTCTGACTACACGAAACTAGCACGCACCACGAATAAGAACGTGATCGTACAACGCTTCTCAGCCCCCGGCGATCCTTCTACAATGGGTGACAACCTAGGTGGTCCCGGTCTAGATGCCGCTCATGGCGAATACAGCGTTTACAATGCTCTACCATTCAGGAATCTATCCGTCAGACTACCACTCAGGACGTTCTTAACAACCCGTTCTGAGATCAATGGATTAACTAGCGGTTCGGTACCAGTAGCTGCTGATTATAGCGGTACAGCATCGTTCCACGGTGTTTATAGAAATAAACTAGGAGTTCTAAAGCAAACTGATACTGCTTTCTATAGCTCTTCGATCTCCGATAACTATTTCGTCCAATACCAGATTCCAAGAAGTGATCTAAACTACTCTTGGATTACTGGCGCAGCAGTTACCTACAATAAGTTCCCTGTTACCACCGGTGGCGATGTTCCAACTGGTTTCGTATCTTCTGACGGTACCTTCTCTTCGTCTACTGGTGTCGATTCAGCAATAACTTTCGTCACAGCTTCTTCTATTGTCAGCTATGCAACTAGCTCAAATGGTAAGAATATTTTCGGATTTGTAGACGGCATCACTACCGGATACTCGGTTGTTGCCAACTCTCAGATAAGAACAGGATTTAACGGTGTTGTAACAAATATTGTTGATCCATTTGACATTGACACAATGACACTAGGTTTAAGCTTAACTGCGAGTGTTAGTGGGTACTTGAATCCAACCTTGATTTCATCCTCGATTAACTCTAACAATGCTTATATTCTTAACTCCATAATAGCAAATCGAGGCGGTAAGTTTGCAAAGTCTACTTGGTATCAAGTACGTCATACCGATAAGAAGTACATTCAGAAGCTGAAGAATACCAATACCATCTCACATACTCCAAAATATGGCGATCAAGTCACCATAGTCGATGGCAACGTTGTTATTTCAAAGGCTTTAACAAACCAGAGAACATACTCTTTTGTTGAACCAGCAGTTGAGCTTGACAATCGCCCAATGGGATTACTATTCCAAGCTCCTAACTCAACTTCCAATATTCTAGTTAATCTTTCACTCAATAATGAGATTTCACATTTCACTAACGAAGAGCTAAATCTAGTACTGGAAATGGCAAATCAAAGCAAGAGTAAGGTTAATCAAATAAAGAGCTTTATTTCTAATAACAAGAAGCTACGACTAAAGAATATCTTGCTAGCTGATACAGTATATCCACAAGCAGTATACCAAAGTCTCGGAATCATGCGTGAGAGAGTTAACTTTGATAATAACTTCTGGCGCGATTCAAGAACAGATAGAAATGCTAAGGGTTTTGTAGCTAAGAAATCTATGGTTACGAATGGTACCTTGACCGCGATTAGTCAAAGTTCGTGGGCACTAGATGCCTCTACTAACTTTGAAACCGTATCGACTCTAACTTTCGGTGTCACCAACTCACAAGGCGCAAATTACAGAGAAGGAATCCTACAAAATAACTATGTAATGATTCATACTGGAACTACAGATTCCAAAGCTTCTCTAAGATTGGCACCTTTGTACGCCAGAAAACACCTTCTTGGGTCTGCGTATTCTTTCACACCTAAAACCTCTATCATTAATGAGACAACTGCTTCTCTTGGCGCACTTGGAACCTTCCCAGTTTCCTATTCTTTAGGTAACGCACAGATTCTTGGTGGTAATACTAAGTGGCAAGCTGGCGAAAAAGCAGGTTACTTTAACTCAAATGGAACTTTTGTAAGTCAAGCTTTGACACCATTCTATGATAACTACAAGTTGTTTGCAGAAGATTTGCGCCCTCATAACCAATCATTCACAGTTATTCCAGAGTTCAGGATTTCTAACTTTATCGAATACTATGTTAAGTCTAAGCAAGGTAACTTCTTATCTGAAAATACCGCTTCTTTTGATATCTTTGGTGTTTGTGCGCTAACAGCTAGTACAACTGTACCTTCAAGTAGTGCCGATACAGACTTCTACAAGGTATATGCAACGTCTGATCTGTTTGAGAATCTAGAAGAAACTATCAACGAACTACAAGATGTGACAAAACTAGACGCAGTTAAGCTACGCTTTAAGGCAATCAAGAAGTTTGTTCCATACGACAGCTTCTACCCATCTGAAAGAACCGTAGATCTAGCATTCCAGTTCTCTAAGTCATACGGTAGTTACATTCAGACAAGAGGCGCAGATACCGCAAGTCTAACAGCAGGTGCTGATAACGTTAAACTAAGACCAATCTACGCTCCTCTGTTTACTCCCGGTATTCTATTTAACAGCATCAAGTCTGGTATAGCTGTAGATTACCCAATCTATACAGCCTCATTTGAGCGCGTACAGATGCAGAATGCCGTTTTGAGTGGTGATCCAATCCCTACACAAACTGTTACCACAACTGGAAGTTTAACAGGATACTATCTGTTAGGAACGGGTTCTGGGGGCACAAATGGATTTGACTTTAGAGTACCATTTGAAGCTATCTACAATCCCAAATCTTATCTAAAAGATGTCAGATTCCTCGATATGGAGCCTCACCCAAGTTCTGCTTTGAATCTGAGCGCCAGTTGGGACGGTAATGGAGATGATCTATACGAGCTAATGGCTAATAACTTCTTAGCAGAGGTAGTAGATTTCTTCTTGGATAAGGGCGAAATGAGTAGCCTTGTATCTGAGCCACAATCTACCTTTGATGGTTTTAAACCCGGTACTTACTATTCAATGCGTGTTAGACTGCGTAGAAGCACGAATGTTCCAAGAACATTTAGCAACAACTACCCTACACCCCAGAACTCTTTCACTCAAACAGATTTGAGGGAAAGTCTAACAATGTATTCTAGACCATCAGCTTTCGGCCCTCCAGTAGCTGCTAGAAAGTGGATTGATACCAGTTCCTACGCAAACTCAGCAAGGCCAGATAGTTTGTTTGCATACGATCTAGCTTTCACTCCCCCATACTATGACGGAGAAGCTTGGGCAGACGTAATCTTTAGCGCCTCTAGTACTACGCATACACTAGATGATATCTTTGGAAATAGCAATGTTTTCTGCTGGAGAGTGGACTCTGGATCCGATTGGGCTAGAGGCAATCTATACAATAGCCACCCATATGGTGAGTATGCAAATAGATTTGCAATGCAACTAACTTCATCAGTTGATCTATTCGCAAAGATTCCGGTAAAATCTGTAGAGTTTGACGCCAATGGGAACCCAACTGTCATCAAGGAAGATAAGACTTCTAATGATCATATCTGGGTAATCCAGCCTAAGTTTGAAACTCCAGTTTTGAACTTCAGAGATTCTATTAGTTCTTCTTCACTCTCGCTTCCGACTGTCGCTTCTGAGTCGGTAGCAGTAGGTATGTGGCATCAGTTCGGTATAGTACCAGACTCCCCAGATAAGGGTATCTTCCTAGAAGTTTCACCAATCGAAGATGTCTGGATCAATAACCGCTTGAAAGACAGCATGCCAACAGCAATAAAGAACGCTTACGGCGCTAGCTCAGAGATGGCTTCATTGTTGGATATTGTTAAGTTCCGCAAGAAGTCTACGAGAGTTGGCAACGTTGGCAAAGAAAAGACCGTCTTCGAAGCTGTTGTAGCTGTTCCTTTCGTAGAAAGTGAAGGTAAGAGAAAGTTCTTTGAGCTTGATAGAAAGCTTGCTATTGAAGCGCGCAGAGTAGCTTTGAATCCAAGCTATGAACCAACTGCCCCAGCTATCCCCGGTCAATCAATGGTTGATATGTACAAGAAGATGCAAAAATACGTCTTCCCACCAACTTTTGATTTCTACAACTACGACGAGGATGATTCAAACTACTCGCCCGTTTCAATGTACATATTTGAGTTCTCGCACACGTTTACTCAGAATGATCTCGTAAGAATGTGGCAGAATCTACCACCCGAAGCTGCTTCGAAGGCAGAGATTTCTGAAAGCTTTATAAGTCATGCGTTGAGTGGGTACGAAATCCTAGATGCGATCAGAACAACTGGTGATAATGCAAACTCAAAGATGAAGTGGCTCGTATTCAAAGTGAAGCAACGCGCCAAGACAAACTTTGAGGATAAGCAGCTAGGTAAGAGATCAAATCCAGATCCAAGGTTCAGAGGATTCAGGACACAGATCGGAAAACGTTCTAATGCCGTAGAAGAGAGATATTCATACAACTGGCCATATGATAACTTCTCAATCGTAGAGTTCGGAAATATGAACTTTGAGATAGTAGGAAGTCCTGTTATAAATGCTGGTTCTTCTGTCGGAGTAACTGGAGCGCAGATAAACACAACCGGGATTTCACAGCCTTCAACTATAGTTTCTGTCCCACAACAAACCGCTACTCCTACTACTCCCGGCCAATCAGTAGAAACAGGCATTACTCCAGCCCCTAAAACTAGGGTAAGATAAATCAGCTTGTTTCTACTTATAATAGGTAAATAAAATGGCTGCTTTTTTTGATGACAAAGAAGAGGTAATAGATATCGAGCTTACCGAGTGGGGCAAGTATCTATTCTCTATTGGTAAGTTCAAACCAATGTACTATGCTTTTTCTGATGATGAAGTATTGTACGATGGTGCTTACGGTGGTCTAACTTCGGAAGAACAAAAAGACATCGAAGATAGAATCATGAGTAATACACCTTATCTTAAGCCGCATGTTAGGCTTAAAGAAGCAAAGCCATATTATCAGGAATATGACTCTGCCAATGAAGTCAATGCAAATGTCTTTGCAGATCCACTAGATTCGATCACAACTGTAGACACTGAAATAGAAAACAAGGTCGATCTTATATTGCTTAAGAACTCAAGATATTCGCAATCTACTAGAGAACTACAATACCTCGTTAGAAACAAGTTGGGAACAGTTCGTACAACAACTCAGGATTATCCTGCGTTTGATTTAACGATGATTCGTTCTTCGATTGCCACAGCTAGCAATAGCATGGCCACTGATTATGGGTACTTGAAGATACCACAGATTGACGTAAATCTACAGAGTGTATTAACAGTTGTACCGTCAGGCTCCGTATTCGTCAGTAGGATGGACGAAAAAGTCAATAGTAAAGATTTGGGCGCTGGAACTGAAACACAAAATCAAAGTACAGTATTTCCCGATGGAAGTACGATATATCTTGAGAATAACTTTATTGCACTTGATCTATTTCAGGACGGAGCCGAATACAAGAACAAGAACTTTAATATTGAGATCTTTGAGTATGTTCAGGAATCTGGCAGTTATGAAATGAAGAAACTAAAGATGCCTGTGGTTAATGACAGAGTTGATGAACAAGGGTTCTTGAAAGCTAGAGATCCAGTTGAATCATTATATCCAGCACCAGAAGTTTCTACCGATACTTCTCAACTGCTTACGCCAGATACGCAAGATGGAGATTTGCTTGAAACATATTTCTCTCTGCAACTTGACAGGCAAATACCAGATGAAGTCATTTGCGCTCTTTCCAAAGAAGTCACGATCAAAGGCGGCAATCTACGCCTGGATTATGATATCGAATGTTCGAATACTAAGTTAACTTATACTCAAGATCAACTAAATAGGAATATAGCAGCACCGGGGGTAGAAATATCACAGGCTAGCTGCGATGAAGAACAAGGAGGTTCAGGATGCCGCAACTAGCTTTTCAACTTGGATCAGAGATACAGAAGCCAACTGGCGGCATTTATGAAGCTTCTGATATCGGTAAAGTAGAACTGAAGGACGAGTCTCTAACCGTCGAGATGCTTCTATCAGATCCCGTTCCAAGCGGTCCCGGCGCTTCTAAATCTAATCCTACTGCTATTGACATGAATAGAAGAGATCAAGCCTACCAAGGAGGCTCAGATCCTTTAGTTTCGTTCGAAGACACCGCATTGTACAATAGCGCGACCTCTACCGATGATGACGGTATCGTTACCTCTGATTCCTTCTTGCCTAATAAACCGTTTATTCCAAAACAAGATGCTGGTGTTGCGCCCCCATTTGTACCTCCAACTTTAGAGGAAACTTCGTGTTTGGCTCCGCAGGATCCAACCGATCCATCTCAACCACCGGACCAGCCAACTCTTGAAGTACCACCAAAGACTGAAGCACCCGGTTCTATTCCAACTCCTCCAAAGGGAAGGTACTTTTATGAACCGGAATGCGATACTTGCTGCCACTCTCCTACAGATAGCCCAGCACAGTTCTTTACGTTATGTCTTTTAGTTAGTACGGATCCAAACGTCACTAAGATGGTAGAGCAAGGAATGATAGATGAAGTCTACAGTTCTATTCCAGCTTTACAAGGAAAGTTTGAGAAAGGCGATCCCGGCGCATTTCTACAGGAAACAAGCTTCCTCGACTTCACAAGTCAACAAGTAGCATCTTTAGTCAATAGCAACTTGTTTGTAAACCCAACCACAATGGTAAGAGTTGATCCACGCTTGAATGCTATGGCAACTTTACCTGTCATTAAAAAAGATATTTCCTCTTATCAGTTTCAGAGAAAGTACAACTTTAAGATTCCAAAAAACTGTCAGCATCTTGTGCTATTCACATTTATCAAAATGGATGAGATTTCTTTTAACGAATATTACAAGACATCTGGTTTATCACTACCACAGGGTGTCTATACTGGTCCTATAAAAGAAGTAGCAGTTATAATGAACTCAAATCTACAGACTGCTGCTACAGCCTTCATGAATCCCGCAACTTTAGAGATTGTGAATACGCCAGTTCAGAAGTTGAATAATGGTTCGTATTACACATATACACCGACTAAAGTTATGACTCCAAAAAGATTGGCAAAGATCAAACTACCGGTCGGTAATATTAGAAGCGATCAAGTTCTAGCTAGGATGATCAAGGTATGTTCGACTTCGATCACAGATGCAATCCAATCTAATGGAATGAATGCTAGTTCAGCACCTCAAAACAAGTTCTGGTTATCTAGGAATCCAGATAAATCAAATACGTTGTATATGATGTACAATCAAACAGAACTTATAATGCTTAACTCCTTCATCAGAAACCTCAAATCTAAGGATGTATACTCAGATCAAGAGTTACTTTCTCTTGAGTTCGAAAAGGTAGATCTATATGATGAAGACAATAATGAACTTATCAACTCTACAGTTGGCATAAGAAGTAGTCTTGGTTCTAGAATCCGTAGCAATACAGCATTTAAAACCAAAAAGCTACCAGACCAAGAAACGATTAGCACGACCGGTGGTAGAGTACCATTGGCTACTTTGATAGAACTACCAAGTCAAACTAGAGATATCAAGTTTCTGCAAGTTATTGACTCTACCCCAACTTCCGGTAAAGTGGCCTACCGTGCTGTTTACACATTTAATGATCCAACTATTGAGTTTTTAAAGAAAGCAACAAAAGAATATATGGATAAACTCGATAAGTTACAAGCTGCACACGATAGAATCTCAACAATCAGGGAAGACATTAAGAAAGGTACCTATGATGCGAAATCTGTCTACAGAGAAGTTCTAGACGTTTCTAAGTCATCTATAGCAAAAGCGGTTGCGATATTAAATATCCTGCCGAACAATGAGTTCAATCCAACTTATTTTATAAACTACTTGGCCAGTTTGGCTAATCCAAAGTCTACAAGTGATGATCACAACGATCTAATGAGAGTTCTTCGAACACTAGAGCAAACATTGATTAGTCTGTTGAGATCTTCCGGTACGAAGATTGATGGAGTAGACGATGTGGGTCCAATCGTAGAAAGCCTTGGATCCTCCAGAAAGCGCAATGGTGTAGTGACAGTTGAAATACAATCACAACAGTTCACCTATAAAGATAGTGCGGGAATAGACTTCTTGGCTCTTGGCGACACCCAAGATGCAACTGTAAACCGTTCTATTTACGATCCAAAATACCTAGACCTGAGAGCAGAAGTTGAGTTCCAAAAGTTCTGGAATGCTGAAACTGGCTCTGTTGGAGCTAATGAAGCGATTCTCAAGAATCAAGCAGCTTTTATGTTAACTCCGTCTAAAGTCTATGGGGTAGACGAGGTAATAAACTTTGATAAGCAACAAAGTTATGATTTTGCTTTCGAACAAAAGGTCAAAAAAATCAAGTTGGCCAATGATAACAAACCAAGTAAAACTAGTACTTCTTATACTATCCTAGATTCGGTTGACAATCTACCTGCTTCGTTCCAAGTCGTACCAAGTGATTTCGATTTTGCCACAGCAGAAGAAGTAATCATTTCCAACCAAAGCTTGGTTGATAAGCTACTTCCTAATCAAACAAACTTCGCAACTGATAACATCGATACCGCAAAGTCTAAGAAACAAGAACTGACGAGATACGATAGTTTATCTGATAAGATCCTAGTATCGGTTGAAAGTACATTTGCAGAAGGATTTACTAGACTAGGACAAGGTACCATTACTGATGATTTGAATGCAAATACAACATTAGAGCAAGCTGTAGACGCAGTTCAAATCGCTTCTTTGCCACCATCTCTACAAGCATACAAGCTTAGGGGTTCTAGCGCATCAAAGTTCACTACATTTGTCGATAACTATGGTCTTTTATCGGACCCATCGAACCAGATTTATCTAAAGAACTATTTTGGTGTTGTAGGTAAGTTACAATATGCTAACATGAAACCATCCAACCTGAACTCTTTAGAGTGGATTGATATGGACAAGCAAGCTTTATCTTCTAATAAATCTTTGTTTTGTCGTATCGTGCCTATGGAAGACAAACTGTTGCGGGTTGGAGTCGATAGTAATATCCAAATCTACAATGAGTTTTTCGTGGTTCAATCAAATATCGGTCCAACCAAAGCTAACACTAATACAAACAACATACGTCCAGCCAGAATACAAGCCACACAGAACTCTGCTCGTACAGAAGCTTCTATCTCTGACAGGATTCAAGCCATTATGAATCAAAAGACTACTTATAATACTGGTGTACCAGTCGCATATACTAAAATAATCTATTGATCAATGGTAGGATCTAAAATATGAAAGCAACCCAAAGATTTGTATTCGTTTGCGAAAATAACTATAAGCAGAGAACTCTTCCTACCGTTGACACCACCACACCGAATATCGTCCAAAGAAATATCAAAGATAGATTTAGACAAATAATCGGAAACTATTGGTATCCAAGACTTCCAAACGGCAAGGCAGATCCCGGTGTTAATAACTCGGATCTTGTAGTTAACGAGAAATCTACTTTAGATTGGAACGAGAAGAAGCTTTTTCCTTTTGATATAAAGCTTGGAAGTACTTATAACTTTTCGACTTATAAGACGATTCCAACATCGATTAGCGTTACACCCATTACACTGGTAGCAGATCAGAGATTTGGACCATACCCAGATTGTTCTGCATGTTGGTACAGGTATCTGTATGGCCATGAATACGGTGATCCTACTCAGACTGTTAATAAGGTATATGGTTTCGATGTTCTAAAAATACAGGATATAGAATCTTCGTTTACTATTGTTGACCCGACAATCGCAGCTAATACTCAAATAACGCAGAAAGTCGGAGCTTTAACCCCACTATCCATGTTGCTTTTGACAGATGCGGGGCTTCCGACCACTCAGAGACTTTCTACAATAGGCGTCGATCTAAGTTATCTTTCATTTGGAAAAGCTTTAGAAACTGCGATCCAACAGCTAACTGGACCGATACAAACACGGGCTTCTTTGTCACAGCCTGTCGGTGGTGCTGCTCCCCCAACAACTGATTCCAATCAGGCGTATGTTTTAACCTACAATGCAAAAGTGTTTAGAGATAGCAACTTTGATAATGAAATCGCCACTTTAACAGAAGTAGAACAGAATATAGAGTCTAACTTAGATTTCAGTCTCAACGCGACAGTGGAGTTTGTACACAACTATACAGCTAGGGAATACGAGAAGATCATCAGAGAGGACACCCTTCAGCTAGGATTGAACCAGTTTGGTGGTGAAACTAAACTGGCAAACATGTATGAACATGTTCTAAACAATAAGCTCGAACCAGTAATAATAAAACTCAAGAATGAACTCGACTGTTTTGCACAGAATCTTGCAGTTTTCTTTAGAAACTCTAAGTTCGATTCAAAAGTTATCTATGTTTTATCCGAAACATTACCCTTAATAAACAAGTTTTATCCATTCCAAACCTTGCTACCATATTATGCTAGAATAAACTTCAAGCTTCAACCAACCGGTCCTGTCGGTGGTGCCACAGAAGAAACTAGAAACGATGGTCTTGTAATGAGACACTTGCAAGAGAATCCAGCTATAGCGGAGATCAACAACTTCCGTACATTCAAGGTAACTACCGCTACTAGAAAGCGAGGAAAGAAATATCTATCTCTTTTATTGCAAGAGAGTAGAGATCTGCTTAAATCCTGGGAATATTACGAATGGGTTTTGAAGCTTGGTGAAAGGCTCAATAATATCAGATCACCAGTTTATACTGGAACATATATCTCACCAGTAGACTCGTTACCATTAGACAGCATCATCCTGAACAACAAGACGAAATCTGCTTACGCTACCAGTGGAGACAATACTCCAGATACAGCTTATGCTTTGGCTACATCAGCATTGCATATAAAGATCGCAGATCTTGTCAAGTTCTATGGTAGAAGCTACCCAGAAATGTTGAAAGGAGATAAGCCACACAAAGAAGTCATTGCTTACAAAGTAGTGAAATACTCCGGTGTTAATGCTCCAGCTATAGCTAATACTAACGAAATATTAGAAACAACTTTATACACTACTTTATTTGGCGATAATGGTATTATCAACCAAGGCAATGCAACGCCTGTACAAGAAATGTGGTTCTTCAACACGACTAAAGAAGAAGTGGTAAACTATGTCGATACGCAGATTATGAGTGATCGATTCTATACTTACATTGTATATGCATATTTAGTTGTGTTAGAGAATGAATACTTCTACACAAATGTCGGTAACACTAAGCTTCCGTGCGAAGAAAAGTATATGGACTTTGGAGTAGAAGAAACCTTCGAACTACCAAGCGTACCACTTGTAGAGTCGTCACGCCCAGCACCGACAGGCACTATTAACCCAAGCAGAGTAGTGGGTTCTGGCAGGACACAACCACCAGAAAACGCACCAACCATAACAAGAATCGAGAGGACAAGGTAAACAAAATGGCTTCTAGTACAGATTTTATCACAACTATGGCTTCGTTTTATGCCTCTTCCTTAAGGTCTGGGTTGGCATATAACTTTGCGTATGATTTAGCTCTGGCAAACACGGCAAAACAGTACAACTTTAGCTGTACTCCAAGTCTACAAGAGCTAAAACTTCGTTTGATAATCAATCCAAATGGATGTTTTGGGCTAAAAGCTACTCCATTTTTGGAGTCTGCAACGCAAGAAAATAACAAATATCCACCGGAAATAGTAAAGCTTATTGCTATCCTAGGGCCAGAAGTAGCTCAACAGCGATTGACTGAGCTATTTGTTAGTGCGTTAGACGGTACTCTGATACAGAATGGAATGAATGAGACCGCTGTTAACTCAATCGTAGCCAAGATGCTCGATTATATAGCCAAGGGATGTATAAATGTAAGGCTTGCTTGCGAGTGCGACAACGCTTCACAAGATCCATGTAGAGTTGTATCGTCTATGACGGTTGGAAAAAATGCAAGATATGCATTACCAAAAGCCGCTGCTGATGAACTAACCGAAAAAGTAGAGAACTTAATAAATAATATCTCTGGTACCAACTACGAGATTGAGAATCTAACAGTTAGAGAGCTTAATGAGATCGAAAGAATATTCGAAGATACATTAAACATCCTATACAACAATAATCAAATATCTGTAGATCCAAACTCTGGTGAGGTCAAAGCAGTAATCGATGATTTCTTTGATCAAGCTAAAGAAAGAAATCCTCAAGATAGAACCAAAATAATGGGATTTGATGGTGGCGATTTTGCAGTACTACTATCGCTACTTAACTCCAATGGGCAGTTCCCAAGAATCGCGTCAGTTTATAGCAGACTGATGAATAGGCTTAGTAACAAGCTGGGCAGATTGGCTAGTGTTTCCACACAAAACAACTCATTTGCTATAACACCAGATTATAGTGCTAACTCTGTGCTTTTTAGCAGCGTGATACAGTTCGAATCAAAGAATGTAAGCTGCGATCCGAATAAATATCCACTATCATCACCAGACTCAAAGATTAACATTACATGTGAATGTAAAGAGGAAAGACCAGATAGGTGTAGCATTTCGTTCTTGGCTAATGTTGTTACAAAGCCAATGATCTATGAAGTCCCTTACTTCTATGCTTCTGGCAGAGCAGTAGCAGAACTTCCTACCCCTCCAGACGTACAGTTCATTCCTTATAAAGATGTTGATAATACCCTTTTAATAAACTTGAACACTACAGCCGGTAAGTATACTACCAAGTTTGTTCCGATCACTATGGAAGACGAGGACTATCTTTCAAGGCTTGCAAGTTCTAGAGGTATTTCAACAGATGCATTGTTCGATTTCGAAGGAGATCCTGATGTTCAATATTACGAAGCCTTCAGGATTGACTTCCATCCAACAACGTATAAAGATTTTGCTCTCGCAGAGATGTACACTTTCCAAAACTATCGCGATGGTTTTGATAGGTTTAGAAACAGATCAGTATTCAGAGATGTAGATATTAAAGCCTATTCGAATGCAATCTCGCAAGAACATTCATTTATGCCAAACAAGAAATACTATTACATTTTTAGAACTATCGATATCAACGACAACATCTCAAATCCATCAAAGGTATTTGAAGTTGAGATGATAAATAACGGTGGAGCAATCTTCCCCGTCATTAGAACAGTAGATTTCTTGAAGCCGAAAGTACTTACTGATAAAGCGGAAATGAGAAGATTAATGCTTCTAACTCCTGCTAGATCGCAAACTGATATTCTCAGTATTTCAACAGAAATGGTCGAAGAACTCGGATATACTTCTGCTGCTGATGCTGTTCGAAACTTGAAACTTTCTAGTGCTGCTGAGAACTCTATTTGGGATAAGAGATTTAAGATAAGGTTTACTTCTTTGGATACAGGAAGAATGTTGGATATAAATATCAACCCAACTGTCAGAATAGTAGATCCAACAAATCTCTGTGGACCAAAGGGAATGAACAACAATCCTTCTGGTCAAGGCAGCACGACATAAAGAAGAAAAAGACTTTATTCTTATACGACACTATTTATAATGCAGAGGAGATAAAATGGCATTCTTAGATAACTCAGGCGATATTATTCTAGACGCAGTATTAACCGATGTTGGTCGTATGAGACTAGCAAGAGGAGACGGTAGTTTTCAGATCACGGCATTCGCTTTGGGCGATGATGAAATAGATTATAGTTTGTATAACGCTAATCATCCAAGCGGCTCAGCTTACTACGATTTGGCTATTAAACAGACTCCAATCCTTGAATCGTTTACAAACAACTCGTCTTTCTTAAAGTCTAAGCTTATGTCAATCAACAGGTTCGATTTGTTCTATCTCCCTGTTATAAAGTTGAATCAGTTGATTAAAGGTGCTGCAAAACACAGTAGCGATGTCTTTGTCGTGACAGTTGATAACACAACTTCAACCAATGCATCATTACAAAACACTACTGGTATCCTTAATGGTTTTAATCCTAGCATCGGTGAAAACTTTATCAGGATCGACCAAGGTATCGATAACTCTGCTCAACCTCCTACAATCGAACTACAACCTGCTTTAAGAGAAACACAATATGCGATCAGAATCCATAATGATCTTGGTTCTATTTATTCTCCTTCTGGCAATGGTGGTCAAGGTCGCGCTAGAGCTAGCTCAGTTGATGATGACGGTATTGCAACCTATTTCTTCTCGCTCACAGCAAATAACACATTCGTTACCGTCAACAGCGACACAACCACAACATCTACAAACCAAGTTATCGCAGGCTCAAGAGGTACAATCTTGCAGTTCAAGGTTGCCGCCAGCGAAAACCTAAGAAGTTCAACAGCTTTGTTTACAGAACTCGGTGGCACAGGCTTAACAGTAAACGGCGTATCGAACTTGAAATACATTGATAGTTTCATTGAGATCGAGGGTGTAACAACTGGTTACAAGATCGAAATCCCAATCAGATACATCAAGGCTTGATAAAGGAATAACAAAATGGCTAGTGTTTATAAATCATTTACTTCTAATGATATCACCAATACAAGAACACTCTTGAATGAGTCGATTCCTATTACTGGCTCTATCATATCTGGAACTTATAACGGCAATAACGTAAAATCATACTCACACGGTATGTTTACCTCAGTCTATGATTATCCTTACCTATCATCGTCTGCAAACCATATTTTTGATACCACAGTCGTTATCGGAACGCAGTCTGGTCTTTACTCTTCCGTAACAAACCAACAAGCAAAAAAAGCAGCAATCTATAATCAGATGGCGCAAGTATTGGTTGGTTTTGACGAAACCGGTTCTGTTAGAAGATTTGATGAAGATGGAACCTTAACAACTGGCAGCAAAATCGACGGTGGTTTCGTCATGAGTTTTTCTCGTCTTTTGGTTAAGGACGAAATCAAAAAAGGTACTTTCTCGCTTGAGCTTGGCGTATCCGGTACCTTTAATACCCCATCCGATTTTACAAAACGATTGATTGTTACTGACTCTGGTGCTGCATCCAACTACCGCGTTAACTCACCAGCCGGTGAGTATGGCATTCTTTACGCATCTAGTTCTGGTGCAACCCAAGTGTTTGCAACAGCATCGCAGCAAGCTGGTGGTGCTAATGCTCAGCCAGTTGGGTTGGTATACTACCAAGCTGGTATAGTTGTACTTAATGCAGCATATCTGTTTTACACCAATGGAGAAGGTGGGTTACTTACAAGTTCTGTAGTCCCAAGTGGCGTAGTCTCCGGTTCAGGCGCATCGTTGACAACTATCCTTACAGCGCAGACAATCGATTCTGGTTCTGCATTCTTGCGTAATCGTATCTATAATATATCGTTCAATAATACAACAGAACTAAACTCTACCGTTTACTTCTGCCGTGTAAATCATAACGAGTTCAACTACAGCGCAAATCCAACCTATCTAAGTTCTAGTCAGATCCGTGTAAAGACACGCAGGACAGATCCACCAGTTGCTTACATTACTTCAGTCGGTATGTACTCTGCTGACCGTGAACTTTTGGCAGTTGCCAAACTCTCTGAGCCACTTCGCAAGGATCCAAACAACGAACTCACCCTAAGAGTCCGACTAGACTACTAATACGGGAGAGGGTGTTGTGTATCTTTACAAGTTCAAAGAAACTGATATTTTCACAAATCAGATCGAAGCTCAAGTAAAACAAGAGTTTTTCGTTCACAACACCAAAGTATACTACAATAAAAAAGGGTTGCAGTCAGGTTCGTTCACTACTAGCGTAGTCGGGCCTACTGGAACCCTTTCATTATTTGAGGAAAACGTAGATAGAAATGCTACTACTGGTTTGATATATCCATTTACAGTAAAGACCGGCGAGGCTGTAGCTTTTAGAGAAACTAGCGATTCTCAGTTTGCTACAGCATATGGATTAGGCCAAGTTATAACAGGCACTTATCCGTTAACTTCTTCACTTAGTAGAGAGTTCTTCGCGGCTAACAGCAGCCGTTCAAGGGTAACTGCTCTCAAAAATACACTCAACTACTACAGAGTAAAATCACCTTTTTATAGATTCAGTTCAAGTGTTGGCGATAAAGCTACTATGGCTTTGAATCTTATCAATATTCCAAACATTTTCTATGGTTCTAAGATCAGAAAAAACACTATCAGCCTTCAATACTATGTAACTGGTACATTAATAGGAGAACTGCAAGATGTTAGAGGAAATGGAGAACTGGTGCAAGTTGGTCCTTCAGGTTCTGTCGGTTCCGGCTCTGTTGCTGGTGTTGTCTTATATGATGAAGGATTTATGATTCTTACCGGTGCTTGGGATATCACTAGCCAAACCTACGATTATCCTGATTCACCGGGTGTAGCAGATCAACCTAAGTGGATTTATTTTGGAACTGGTCTAAACGACAGTTCTTCTTTGAATGCAGAGCTATCATCTAGTTATAATATTACTTTCGAAGCGACCAACTTTGTTCCAACGGTGACTATGCTTTGTGCCGCACCTGTTGGCGAGCTAGATTTCAGTAATAACCCAACGTATCTGCAATACACCCAAAGACAGAATAGATCCGCTTCTGTTTCAGATTATAGGTTTATAGAGCATAACCTTGATATTAAAAATACTGTTTCTGCTTCGTATTTGACACAAACTGCTAGCTTTGAAAAGCAAGTATTTATCACGAAGATTGCAATCTACGATGAAAATCAAAACATTATTGGTATTGCAAAGTTAGCAAAACCGGTTAGAAAGACATTAGATAGAGATTATACTTTCAAACTAAAAATGGACTTCTAATGATCCTCGGATTAGACATCTCGACAAGTATCACAGGCTTTACAATCATAGACGATTCTGGTAAAATCATAGCCAATGATGCTTGGGATTTTCGCAACAAAAAGAAGTTTGATTGTATCTTTGATAAAGCATCGCATGTAAAGAAGCAGATCATTGAGTTATCAAAGAAATACAAAATCAAAAAGGTTTATATTGAGAAATCGTTGCAATCATTCAGCACCGGCTTCTCATCTGCAAAAACTTTGTCAACCCTATCCTCATTCAACGGTACGGTAAGTTGGATTTGTTTTGAAGTTTTTGGCCACAAACCTGAATACATTGCTGCCACATCAGCCAGAAAGATGTGCGGCATCAAAATAGAAAAGGGCGTCAAAGCTAAAGAAGTCGTGCTGAAGCACCTGATTGACAATGAACCATCGTTCGTGTTATCTTTAACGAGAACGGGTTCTATCGCTCCTCTGTCGTATGACAAAGCGGACTCAATCATCATTGCTAAAGCAGGTTTCTTATGCGAACAAAACAACAAATCCTGACAGACGTTCTTGGACTCCCACGACGGTCGAGCGAAGAGTATCTGTATAAGTGCCCATTTTGCAAGCACCATAAGCATAAGCTAAGCGTAAACTTTGATAAGAACGTTTATAAATGCTGGATTTGTAATACAACGGGCAAAAGCATCGGTAGATTGGTCAAGTTGTTTGGGTCGTTTGACGCCAAGCAACAGTGGTCTTATCATGAAGACGATGTTGACATTTCTAAGTTCGAAGAGCTTTTCCAAGACAAGAAGCCTCAACTGGAGACATTGATCAACCTGCCTGAAGAGTTCGAATCTCTTGCCAACAGAACCCTTATAGACGGATCCGAGAAGCCTCTCAAATACCTCTATGAGCGCGGCCTGACGAGAGAAGACATACTGAAGTGGAAGATCGGATGGTGCCCTTCTGGACCCTATTACGACCGTATTATCGTACCTTCGTTCAACAACGATGGATGGGTCAACTACTTCATTTCTCGTACATTTACGAATGCTTTTCCAAAGTATAAGAATCCGCAAGCATCAAAGAACGTTATCTTTAACGAGCTTTACTTAGATTGGGATCGCCCCATAACTCTGGTTGAGGGCGTATTCGATGCAATCAAGGCCGATAACGCAGTTCCACTTCTTGGGTCTACACTGACTGAGAACTCTCGTCTATTCCAAGAGATAATCAAGCGTAATGCGACGGTTTATCTTGCGCTGGATGGGGATGCTAAGAAGAAAGAAATGGACATTCTTGAAATGTTGCTTGCTTATGATAATCCTGTGTATGTGGTCGATGTTGATGGTTACAACGATGTTGGTGAAATGACAAAACAAGAGTTCCAAAAGAGAAAGAAAGAAGCCTCACTTATCGATCAGTCAAACTATTTACTTACGAAAATGTTTAGTTTCTAACTAAGCTATAGGAGAAAAGATGAAGTTATCAAATGAAAAGCTCAAAAAACTAATGCTAGAAGAGCTTGGTCCTACTTTGCAAGAAGTCATGGATGAAATGGGTATGGAAGTCTCACAAGAACCGGAAAGTGTCGAGCTTGTGAACTACCACGGTGAAGAACTGCCTCCACCCGACATGCTTGGAGATCCAGATTATGAAGGAGAAATGGCTCGTTTGGAACTTCTCAAAGCTTCTAGGTATGCTTGCGACCTTACCGATATGCTGAAGAATACTGACCAACTCCCTGCTTGGATTCAGTCTAAGATTGCAAAAGCTTCGGACTATCTCAGTACAGTCAAACATTATCTATCTGACCGTATTGAGTTAGCTAAACGTGATGCCGGTGGCCACGCTGGGGCTATCGAAATCGAGTTGGACGAAATGCTAAAACACGAAGACGATAAGTGGAACGTATACGATTCGGAAGGAAAGAAAAAGCTTGGGTCTCATCCAAGCAAAAAGAAAGCCTTAGCCCAGATCGGTGCCATAGAAGCTAGTAAGGCTCGTCGCGCTAAGTGACATCTTTTTGACTTGACCGTCTGACTACTGCGCGTTATAATAAAATCGTAAGTTGGAGTTCGTGTGAGCGTTCGTATTGCCCACATTTCGGATACCCATATCCGAAACTATAAGTATCATTTTGAGTATAAGGCTGCATTTCAAGACCTATACTCAAAGCTAAAAGAACAGAAAGTAGACTTTATTGTACATTGCGGTGATATCGCGCATACCAAGACGCAGCTATCACCAGAGTTTTTTGAGTTGGCTAGTGATTTCCTCTCTAATCTAGCCGACATTGCACCAACGTATGTGATCCTCGGAAACCACGATGGTAATCTAAAAAACTCAAACCGTCAAGATGCGATTACTCCCATCGCTCAGGCATTGGGGCATTTTAATCTTCATCTTCTGAAGAACTCGGGCGAAGTACAACTGAATGAACTAGTTACGCTGAATGTTCTTTCGGTATTTGATGAAGATAAGTGGGTAAAACCAAGTGATCCATCTAAGATCAACATTGCCCTCTATCACGGTGCTATTGGTGGAGTCCAGACCGATATTGGTTGGACGATGCAAGGAGGGGATCATGGTATCGATATTTTTAGTGATCACGATTTCGCTTTTCTTGGTGATATCCACAAGACCAATCAAATAGTGGATACAGCGGGCCGTGTTCGCTACCCCGGTTCCACTATTCAGCAGAACTTTGGCGAGACAAATGATAAGGGCTACCTGCTTTGGGATATCCATAGCAAAGACGACTTCGATTGTAACCACGTTCAAGTTACAAATCCAAAGCCATTTGTCACAATCAACCTTACTTCTACCGGCCAGTTGCCAAAGAACACCGATGTTCCGAATGGTGCTAGAGTAAGATTAGCTTCTGACTACAATCTCACCGTACAGCAGATGAGCCGTGCTGTGGAGTTAGCAAAGCATAAGTTTAGTCCAGAATCTGTTACCTTTCTGTCCCGTGCGGATAACAAACGAGGCTTGGGTTCTACAGCTATTACAAATGTTCCTAAAGAGAATCTTCGCGATCCTGCAATCTTGGAGAAGTTCATTCGTGAATATTTAAAGGATTACGAGTGTACCGAAGAAGTTATCCAAAAGGTTCTAGAACTGAACAAGAAGTATTCGGCTATTGTCGAAGAGACGGAAGAAGTTGGTCGTAACATCAACTGGCAGATCAAGTCTCTTGAGTGGGATAATCTGTTCAACTATGGTGAGAAGAATCGGATTGATTTTGAAAGCCTGTCTGGTATTGTCGGTATTTTCGGTAAGAACTTTTCAGGTAAGTCAAGCATTATCGATTCCTTACTATTCACTATCTTCAACACAACTTCCAAAAACGAAAGAAAGAACATTAATGTGATTAACCAGCAGAAGCTTTCAGCTTCCTGCTTGGTCAAGATTGCAGTTAATACTGATATCTTCTCGATTGAAAGAAGTCTTACAAAGTACAAGAAGAAGACAAAAACCGAAGTTGTTGAGGAAGCTAAAGTAGAACTTGACTTCGTAAAGGAATGCACCATTTCTGATACCAAGGAATCTATGAATGGAGTTTCGCGTGTTGAAACAGACCATAATATTCGTCGTGTTTTCGGAACAATCGATGACTTCCTAAACACTTCTATGTCTAGTCAGCTAGATGGTCTGGCATTTGTGAGGGAAGGAAGCACCAAGAGAAAGGAAATCATTGCAAAGTTCTTGGATCTAGAAATCTTCGAAAAGAAGTTTAGGTTGGCAAAAGACGATAGCTCTGATCTTAAGGGTGCCTTACGTCGTCTAGAGGGGAGAAACTTTGATTCTGAGATTGCAGTAGCGCATTCCGAACTCACTGAAAGTGAGGAGGAACTACAATCCTCCCTAGAGAAGTGCCGGATCTTAGAACAAAGAGTTCTGGAGATAGAAGCTGAGATAAAGGCGGTTGAAGAGCAAATCAAGGCTTCTTCCACCGAAGTCATCGACGGTGCTGAGCTACGCAACCTTATTTCTAAGTATTCGCTACTAGCCCTTACGACAGAAGGACAGATTGCAGAGAATCAGACTAAGATCACTGATAATCTTGCACTATTGGAAAAGATTCATACATTCTTACAGTCTTATGATTACCAAGGACTGATTGTTCGCAGAGAAAACGTCAAAGCTCTTCAAGAACAGCTAACTACAATCGAAAGGGAAATCAAGCTAGCTTCTAGCAAGACTTCTCTATTAGATGGGATTCCCTGCGGTACACAGTTCCCAAAGTGCAAGTTTATTCGTGATGCGACTGAAGCATCTGAATCTATGCAAATGAAGTCCGAACAAGCTACCTCTCTACAAGAAAAGATCGCAGAGGCAAAGCCAGATTCTATTCAAGCCGATTTGGAAAAGTACACTTCGATTGTGGCTAAGAAGGAACAGCTTCTTGGTGAGATCAAGAATCTAGATTTCCATGTTGAACGTGGTCAGTTTGAACTGCGAAAAGTTAATGATGATCTGGAATCATTGCGAGAGAAAGAGCTTCTTTATGAACAAACAAAGGAGCAAATCAAGAATGCTCAAGGTCTATTGGTCACCCTCAATCGCCTTAAGATTGCTCATAAAGATGCTAAGAAGTCTCTAAATGATTGTACTGATCGTTTGACTCTTGTACACCGCAAGATTGGATCCGCCGAACAGAAGCTAGAAATGCTCACAAATCAGAAAGATGAACTTCACGCACTCAGGACAGAGTTTAGTGCTTATGAACTGTTCATGCGGTGTATGCATTCGAACGGTATCGCATATGATATTATTAAGAAGCAGCTTCCAATCATCAACGAAGAAATAACCAAGATTCTTTCTAACTTGACTGAGTTCAATGTGTTCTTCGAAGAAGAGGGTGATAAGCTAGATATCATGATCAAGCACATTGATCAGGATCCTCGTCCTCTTTCTATGGCTTCCGGTGCCGAAAAGACTATGGCTGCTATGGCTATCCGATTGGCTTTATTGCAAGTTTCTAATCTTCCAAAGTCGGACATCATGATTCTCGATGAGCCGGGTACCGCATTGGACGAGAACCACTTGCAAACATTCACACAACTATTGGATCTTCTAAAGACTCAGTTCAAAACTATTCTAGTCATCTCCCACTTGGACAGTTTGAAAGATGTGGTCGATATGACTATAGAAATCGGCAATAAAGACGGTTTTGCTTTCGTAAATCAATGACTATTTATATTAGAGGTGTGAATATGGTACAAAAAGCATTTATTGATTGGGGTCTGAACAAGCTAGTATCTAGAAAGCTATTGGTTTGGACCACCGCAACCGTCTTAGCCGGTATCGGCTTTCTTTCTAGCTCTGATTGGGTTCTAATCAGCGGCCTTTACATAGGGACACAAAGTGTTATCGATTCTATCGTCAAGCTACGCGGCGGTCGTTCAACTTCTGAAGAAGTTTGATTTCAAGTACTTTCTAGGCTTGATAATCAGATATTGGCGTGAACTTCTTATAATCGGATTGATTATAGGATTTTCTATTGCCATTAAGAACCAAAGAAGTTATAATAATGAAATGTATCAAGAGCTAATCAAGATACAGGGTGAAGAGATTGATAAGCTTCAAGAAGTTCATAAAGAAGAAATCAAGAAGCGAGAAGAAGCTATTGTCAAATATCAAGCTCAAATAACAAAGATTGAAAAAGACTATCAGAAGAAACTCAAAGATCTTTCCAAAAAGAAGGATAAGAGAGTAAAGGAGATAGTCAAGAAAAGAACCGACAAGCCAGAAGAAGTAGCTTCTATGATTACAAACACATTTGGATTTGAACATGTGGAATAAGATTGTCTTTGTCTTAATACTATTACTACTATCCGCCAATGCACATGGCGAAGAACAAAAGGGGAAGTTTGTCCTCGTACCAAAAGATGGAAGAGTTCCATTTCAAGCAACATGCTTTGATGACTTAGCGACTGCTATCCTTATCTCTGAAAAGGAAAACAGGGAACAACAATACGACCTAGAGTTAGAAAGACAGACTGCCTTGTTAAAGACAGAGTGTGATAAGAGAGCAGAACTCGATAAGATCTCTGCTGATGCAGAACGAGATAAGCTGCTTGTACAGCTAACCTCTAAGCAAGAACAGATTGATGTCCTAAATAAGAAGCTATCCAAGATAGAACGCACCGATATTCCAGCCTTGATTGTAGCTGGCGTCTTAGGCGGTATCATCGTTGGTGGTGGTACAGCTATCGGTATTAACATGGCTGTGAATAAACAACAATGAGTAATCAACCAAAGCTAGATTGGAATGAGATAGCTCGTTACGAACAAGCAATAGGAAAGAAGTACGGTCAAGAGGCCGTAGATAACCTTCGAGCCTATTGGAACGACGAGAAAGAGGAAGTTTATCTAGAACAGCTAAAGCTTCTCAAAGAGAAAGACCAGTATACTTGGGACAAAGAGCGAAAAGTCTTTGCTGACGGGTTTTTTATAACCGAAAAACTACTTACTAGAGAAAGTTCTTTTATCCCTTGCCCAATCTGTAGTAAAGCAGAGAATAACGCCAAAGACGACTTCTGTATTAAGAAGTACGATTGTTGTTATACTTGCTATGTACAGTGGGTAGAAGATAGAGAAGAAAGATGGAAATCTGGGTGGAGGCCCAATAAAAATGGCAACAATACTTGAAGTAGTACAGACAATATCACAAATCGTCGCTGAGCAAGGTTACGATGGGGCCAGAAATAGAAAGGGCGAACCCGTCAAGATTGGGCTAAAGCGCGAGGAAGGAAATCCCTTGCTCGATAAGAGAGTAATGGATGGGTTTGGCGTGCAGTTCAATGGTGATCAACTAATCATCAAATATCACTCTGAGATTCTATTAGAGGATATCTATAAGGGTAACCTAGAGTCTGAGGTCGAACAAAGAATCCAAGATGTTGCTAACTTTATTAAGAAAGAATATAGTGGCTACTCAAAGGCCAAAGGTTCTCTTTCTCTAACTCCAGTCGATGAAGTCAAGGTTCGTGCCGAAAACACTTCCCGTATTCGCTATTGGGTTACAGCACATAGGGCCTACAAGATCGGTGGGGCACAAGGCACCGATCCAGTAAAGGGCGAGAGCAAAGATTCAGTCGATGCAAAGTTCCGCTCCTTCTTAGAACAAGGAGGCTTAGGGACTCGTCCGAAGAATGATACAAGACGAGACTCATGAGCGCAACTCTTACAAAGCAGGAAACATTAAAAGAAATAGTCAAGTCCGGTAAAGATGCAGTCTATTTCATAAACAGCTATTGTAAGATCTCCCATCCCCAAAAGGGTCTTATTCCGTTTAACCTCTACGATTTCCAAAAAGAGGCTATTCAAGACTTTACTGATTATCGATTTAACATTGTATTAAAAGCCAGACAGTTAGGTTTCTCGACGGTTACCGCAGCCTACATTGCTTGGCTTTTGTTATTTCATAGAGATAAAAACGTTCTAGTAGTTGCTACCAAGTTTACTGTTGCTGCTAACTTGGTCAAGAAAGTAAAGAACATCATGCAGAATCTTCCCAAGTGGTTGAGGATTTCTGATATTAAAGCTGACAACAGAAGCTCATTTGAACTCACGAATGGTTCTCAAGTAAAGGCTTCTTCTACGTCTGGCGATGCCGGTCGTTCAGAAGCTTTGTCATTGCTTGTTATTGACGAGGCTGCATTCGTTGAAGGTCTAGATGAGCTATGGACCGGTCTATACCCTACCTTGTCAACTGGTGGTCGTTGTATCGCCTTGTCAAGCCCCAATGGTGTTGGAAACTGGTTTCACAAAACCTATTCCGAAGCCGAGATAGGAAAGAATGATTTCCATCCAATCAATCTACCTTGGAATGTACATCCAGACAGAGATCAGGCTTGGTTCGAAAAAGAAACAAGAAACATGTCTGCTAGACAGATTGCTCAGGAGTTAGAATGTTCATTCAACTCTTCGGGCGAAACTGTCATTTCATCCGAACAACTAGCTAGGATTGATTCTGAAATCCGTGAGCCAGTATACCGTACAGGCTTTGACAGAAACCTATGGATGTGGGAACAGTACGATTCTACTGCCACTTATTTGCTGGTGGCAGACGTTGCTCGCGGCGACGGCGCCGACAACTCAGTATTCCACTTAACAAAACTAGAAACTATGGAAGTTATTGGTGAGTACCAAGGAAAGCCAACTCTCGGAGATTTTGCTTATCTCCTGTACAATACGGGTAGAGAGTTCGGCAACTGTTTATTAGTTGTAGAAAATAACTCTTTAGGCATTTCTGTACTTGAAAAGCTAAAGGAAATGGGTTATCCTAACATATACTACTCTGCTAAAGGAACACATGATTTCGTTGACTCCAGCGAAACGTTTGATTCCGATAGAGTAATAGCAGGATTTACTACCTCGTCTAAGACAAGACCTTTGATTGTAGCCAAGCTAGAAGAGTTCATTAGAAACAAATCTATCAAGACGTATTCCTCTAGATTGGCTGCTGAGTTTAAAACATTCATCTGGAATGATAATCGTGCCCAAGCGATGAGATCATATCACGACGATCTAGTTATGTCACTAGCGATTAGCTGCTGGGTCAAGGATACAGCACTAACAGTAAATCAAAGAGAAATAGAGTATAAAAAAGCAATCGTAGATTCTATGTATTCCGCAAATAGCGTCTTTGTTACATCCATCCCCGGTATGAAGGGACATAATGTAAGTGGATTTAAGCAAAGCACTTGGGACAGAGCGTTGGAACAGAGAAGCTTCAGTTGGTTACTAAAGGGATAGAAAATGGCAAAGCAAGATAAAAACCCAAGAGATCCGGGATCTGAACTGTTCCAGAGATTAACAAGATTATTCTCTGGTCCTCTCGTAAACTATCGTACACAATCGACTAGAAGATTGCGTCGTTCCTTGATGGACAAGTACGCATCGCAGTTCCGATCAGCTTCGGGACAGCAGTTTAAGCGTTCACAACTATACGCATTCTCAAATATGCAGAATGCCATTATGATCAACCATAACCGCTCAGAGCGTTATGTCGATTTTGACCAAATGGAATACACGCCTGAGATTGCATCTGCACTCGATATCTACGCAGATGAAATGACAACGCACTCTGCTCTGCAACCAATGTTGAATATTAAATGCCGTAATGAAGAAATCAAAGGTGTACTTCATACTCTTTATCACAATGTGCTAAACGCTAACTTCAATCTTTTTGGTTGGTGTCGTACAATGTGCAAGTATGGTGATTTCTTCCTTTACCTTGATATTGACGATGCACAAGGTATTACAAGCGCAATCGGTTTGCCTCCACAAGAAGTGGAAAGACTAGAAGGCGAAGACAAAACAAATCCAAACTACGTTCAGTTCCAGTGGAACTCTGCTGGTATGACGTTTGAAAACTGGCAGGTTGCACATTTCCGTATTCTTGGAAATGATAAGTATGCTCCTTATGGTACATCAGTTCTAGAAGCTGCTCGTCGTATTTGGCGTCAACTAACACTTCTTGAAGATGCTATGATGGCTTACCGCATCGTTCGCGCTCCAGAGCGTCGTGTATTTAAGATTGACGTTGGTGGTATTCCTCCAAACGAAGTAGAACAATACGTTCAGAAGGTCATTACCTCAATGAAGCGTAACACTATCTTGGACGATACAACAGGCCGCGTCGATCTTCGTTACAATCCACTTTCGGTAGAAGAGGATTACTACATCCCTGTTCGTGGTGGCTCAGCAACAGAAATCACTTCTTTGGCTGGTGGTACATTTACAGGTGACATTGATGACGTTAAATATCTTCGCGACAAGTTGTTCTCTGCCCTTAAGATTCCAGCTTCTTACATCTCAAGAGCAGAAGGAGCAGAAGAAGATAAGACTACTCTAGCTCAAAAAGACATTCGCTTTGCTAGAACAATCCAAAGACTACAAAGGATTGTCGTATCAGAACTAGAAAAGATTGGTATTATCCATCTTTATACTATTGGCTATAGAGGGGATGATCTACTCAACTTCTCTCTTAGCCTAAATAATCCATCCAAGATCGCAGAAATGCAAGAGCTAGAACACTGGTCAAGCAAGTTTGACGTTGCTAGCAAAGCAACCGAAGGCTACTTCTCACGCCGTTGGATTGCTGAGAAGCTATTCAATATGTCAGAAGAAGAGTTCCTTCGCAATCAACGCGAGATCTTCTATGACCGTAAGTTCGACGCACAGATTAACGCTGTCGCTGAGAAGATGCAAGAAGAAGCTGCTGGTATTGGCGGTGGCCTCGGTGCTGGTCTTGGAGGCGAGCTTGGTGGAGAGGCCGGTGGTGGTCTTGGAGATTTGGGAGCAGAAGCTGAAGCTGGTGCTGAAGAGGCCGCTCCTGAAGCTGCCGCAGAAGCCCCCGCACCTGAAGAAGCTGGTGCCGAAGAACCTCTTCTCGCTGCTCCCGGTGGTGCCCCCGGCGGGGAAGCCCCATTACAGGAAGACGAAGAAGGGGCCTATAGAGTCGGCCTCCACGGGCGTAAAGAATACCTCCGTCGTGGACCAAGTGGAAAAACTTACTACTACGGCCAGAAACCGGGGGGTAGAAATAAAGGTTCTGTCGCAAGAAAGAAGAATCTTACATCAGTAGCATTCCCAGAGGCAGCTTTGGGAGGTACAGCAAGAACTAGGACTCCCGGCAGTAAAGAACTGTCTGGTTTAGTCTCTGGTAAAATCTACGAAAGCTCGGCAACTACTTATCTTGAAGAAGAAGCTGAGATCTTCCGAACCCAAAAAGAAGTCAATCGTCTATTAGAATCATTGGAGAAAAAGAAATGAGATTGCGCCACAATAAGAAAAGAAACACCGCTTTTCTTTATGAGTTACTTGTAAAGCAACTTGCTATTGCTTCATTACAGCAGAACAAGTCAATGATAACCCAAATCAAAGAAGTCTTTTCGGCCTTCTTTAGAGCAGGCAAACCATTGGCTAATGAGTTATCACTTTACAAGAACCTATATGAGACAAACAGCGTCGATAGCTTTACAGCAATGCGCTTGATCCAAGAAAGCTACAATGCTTATCAAAAGCTTGATTTAAAGGAACTCTTTAATGAACAAACAAAGCTTATTAACTGGATCAATAAAAACGTTGGTCAAGATGCGTTTGATACATTCGTTCCAAACTACAAGACCTTAGCCACAATCTCTCAGATTTTTGGCGATGAGTCCAATGTAAAGCAAAAAGTCATCCTTGAAAGAAAGCTTGTTGGAACACTTATGGAACGTCCGGTACAACAGAAGAAAGCTGAAATGCAGCCTATCGATAACTTGGTTTATCGTACTGTTGTCCAGAACTTCAACAACAAGTACAACCAAACACTTAATGAATCTCAACGCAAGTTGATTGAAAGCTATGTTATGTCGATCAGCGACGGAGGACTTCAGTTCCAGATGCGTTTGAACGAAGAAATCCAAGTAATAAAGGAAGCCATAACTAGTTATAGAGGTGGTGATCCAAATGTCACCGAAAGACTAAAATCAGTTCTAGAGCTAATCGAATCGTTCAGGAAAACACCCATCAACGAGCAAATACTTGAGAAAGTTCTAAAACTTCAGGCTTTAGCGCAGGAGATTACTGACAATGGCAATAACGATTAGAATCGGATCGGCTCAGCCGCAAAAGATCGAACCAAAAGAGATCGTCAATCTTAAACTAGCAAAGTCTTTGAATGACGATGTTATGATATTCGATCATGCCGATATCTATATCGTTATTCAACCAAAAGCTTCTAAGATAGTCGCTTACGCAAAAGATGTCATGAGCGACTATGTTTATGGCGCACAGAATAGATTATTTCATTATCTTTCGAAGAGAGGTCTTGTAAGCCCAGAGTCTATTCAAGGCGGAAACGTTTACGATTCAATCGAAGCCAAATATTTCCCATCAGACAAGTTTGATGTTATTAAGCTTTTGATTTTGAACATTCATCGCTTCATCGAAGAAGAGAAACCATACTTTGAGTTTGTTGAAGATTATGACGAAATGATGGTTGATAAGTTTACTGATCCGACCGACGAGGATTCAACACGACTTGGTGAAGTCCCACAAGCTTCGAAGAAGGGTACTGTTGGCGGCTCACCGTTTACTTATGGTAATGCCTATTACTGGCAATCCTTTACTTATTGATGGAATAAAAATGCTACAACTTGCTTGGTTTATTCTCTGCTCTTATGGACTTACTTACCTCGTTGTTTATGCTTCTATTTTTAATAAGTTAAGACCATCGAAAGAATGGTTAGGTGGATTTGGTAAGCTATTTCATTGTCCACTGTGTTTCGGATTCCATGCGGGATGGTTTTTATTTTTACTTTCTCCGTATACCGAACTATTTAGTTTTGACCAGTCAGTTACAAACTTTTTGATTTGTGGCTGGACTTCAGCGGGAACTTCATACCTACTTAGTATGTTAGTAAACGACGAAGGTTTACGGTTTACTCATAAATCTATTGATATTAAAGGGGATAAATAATGAAACTCACTGAAGCTCAACTAAAGGCAATCGTTGCCGAAGAAGTACAAGCTGCTATCGAAGAAGGTCTTTTCGGTGCCCTTGGTGGTGCCGCAAGAGGCTTAGCTAGCGTTGGTCGCAAAGCAGCCGGTGCCGTTGGCCGCGCCGCAGGCGCAGCAGGCGAGAAAGCATATGGCGCATTAGAAAGAGGTATCGCCGCAGGCGAGCGTGGACTCGAAACTGTTGGTAAAGGTCTTGGCGCTGCTGCTGAGAAGGTAGGCAAAGCAGGTGGTGAAGTACTCGACGCCGCTGCTATGGGTTCACTCAAAGCAGATATAGCCAAAACAGTTAAAATGGCCAAAGCTACCACCAGCGAGCTAACTGGCTACGCAGGTCGCGCCAAAGGTAATGAACAGTTCGCCGCTATGCTAGCCGAGTTTGCTACCGAACTAGCCGAACTAGCTAGAACCGCAAGAGCAGCTAAGAAGGAAGCACGCAGTACTTCAAAGTTCGCTAGAGAGAAAGGCCCACTCTCTAACCTAGAAGAGCAAATCGCAGAATCAATCGTTCGTCGTATTACGCAAGAATCCAAAAGAAGGGGGTGAGTTATGTGCATGACTGCTAAGTGGATGCTTCAGCCAGTTCGTCGCTGCTGTAACGGCAGCTAACTCACGCGGGTTGCGCCCGTATTCGATAAAGCCACTCTGCTAAACAGGGTGGCTTTCTTTTTTGGCAAATAGACAACTATTTATCTTGATAACCATAAAGGTATAAAATGACTAAACAAATACTAAAAGAGTTCTACGAACTTTGTCCCGATGGAATGTGTCTCGACGTTCTAACTGAGTCTGAGAAGAGACAAATGGCAGATGGTAAAGCTCTTTATCTTGTTGGCAAATGCCACGAAGCAGAAAGACTAAACGGAAATGGTCGCGTGTATCCATTCCCTGTTCTCATGAGAGAAGTAGAGAAATACATGGAGGTTGTCCGTGATCGCCGTGCAGTTGGAGAGTTAGACCACCCAGATGATTCGGTTGTCAATCTTCGAAACTCTTCACACATGGTTACCGACATGTGGTGGGATGGTAAGACACTTATGGGTAAAGTAAAGGTTCTTTCTACCCCATCTGGTCAAACTCTTAGAGCTTTGGTCAACGATGGAGTTAAGATTGGTATTTCTTCACGCGGTTTAGGTTCTGTATCTAATCGTGGCGGTCAGACAATCGTAGAAGACGATTTCCAGCTTATCTGTTTTGACATTGTATCAGAACCTTCTACACCAAAAGCCTTCATGGACAACGTTGTGTACGAAGGTAAAAGAAATACAAATAAACTAGTTACTATCGACTCCATTTTGGACGATCTGCTAGGCAAGAGAGGTTGATGTGAATCCGGCAGAACTAAAGAAGCTATTAAAACCAATAGTAAAAGAACTGGTCAAGGAATCGGTTCAAGAAGTGCTTATAAAAGAAGGACTTCTTTCTACTGTTGTATCCGAGGTTGCTAAGGGTATAAGTGGCAATCTCGTAACAGAGGCTAGGAAACCAACCGCTGCGATCCCAGCAATGGTTAGAGGCCCATCAGAGGAACAAAAGCTCCAAGAACTCAAGAGACAAAAGAAAGAGTTATTGGATGCTATTGGAAAGGATTCTTTCAGAGGTGTGGATATCTTTGAGGGTGTTAGTCACAATGACTTGCCATCTGAGCCTACAAAGGGCGCATTAGGATCTCCATTAGCCGACATGGCTCCGAATGATCCCGGTATAGACATTTCTAGTATTGTTGCGATGGGCGGTAACGCTTGGAAGCAACTACTTAAATAAGTAAGGAATAAATAAATGTCTGAAGCTTTCATCTATAGTGCTGGCCTTAACAATGTAGGCTCTTTCCAAGTCTCCGGTATACCATTTGTTAGTGGTGGGGTCGATGCTACAAATGCAACGAAAGTTACATTCCCTTATGTAACAAGATGGGTGCAGGTAGCTAACGTTGGTGACGGTCTATTAAAGGTCGGGTTTTCGCAACAAGGTGTTGAAGGAACCAAATACTTTAGTGTTCCGAACTTAACAATCGGCGGTGCTGGAACTGCTCTAGTTCCTTACTCCAGTGTTTTTGAGGTAAAAGTAACAGAAATCTGGATTTCTGGTTCAAATAGCGTTGATGTTATTGCTGGTCTTACTAATATTCCAACAGCAAGAATCAACAATACCGCTAACTCGCCGTCAGGCACAAACTGGTCTGGTTCGGCAAACGTATAATAATAAGAAGGATTTATGAAGCGTTATAATAGTTCACGACCCGCACATGTTACTGTTGAAGTGCGCGAAGGTCAATCAATCACAACAGCAATCAAAAAGTTCATGAAGAAAGTGAAGAGAAGCGGAATCATCGAAGAGTATCGCCGTTCTCTAGAATACGAAAAGCCTTCCGATAAGCGTAAGAGGAAAGAGCGTCGTAGAGAAAAGGTTCTCAAGAAACTTCGTCAGAATCGGAAGTGATGGTTTTTGGGATAACTAAAGACTATTTATTTTGAGTTTCATTATTTAGTAACGGAGTATCTAAATGTCATCACTTTTGGAACAAGCCATTATCGACGCAAAAGAGCTTCGCGAGGCCGCTCTTAGATTTGCAGAAAATCAAGTTATTGAGAAGCACGCCAGCGAACTAAAAGAAGCCATTGATTCATTCCTAAGCGAGCAAGATGAAATGCCCGTAGTTGACCCAATGGCCGCTGCTCCTGTCCCCGAGGCTATTCCACAAGAGATTCCCGATGCTGCTACGCTGGATACAGCTAACGAGCCAGATGCAGGTAGCGATGAAGATGTTATCACCGTTTCGATGGATGATCTTCGTACAATGCTTTCAGCTTATGAAGATCAAGATATTCCTCCAGAAGATCTAAAAGATCCATTCGAAGTACTTGGTGATGATAAGCTCGCTTCTCATGAAACACAAGAAGAAGAACCAGAAAGCATTGAAATCGATCTTGGTTCCGTTACCAAGGCTGCTGCTCCTCAAATGTCAGGTTTGATGGAAGAGGTAGCTCGCTTCTTAAACGAAGAAGAAGATGAAGAAGAAGAGCAGGAAGAAGAGGAAGAGCAAGAACTAGATGAAAGTACTCTTCATTCCTTAATCGAAGAACTAGTTGTCGATATTATGGATGGACAACACGCTGGCGGTTGGGCCGGTCGTCCAGAAAAAGATCGACAAGAACAAGAGAAAGTCAATCTTGCTCGCTTGGCTGATACCAAGCGCCAGCAAGAACTAAAAGACTTACAAGATGGTATGAAGAAACTAGCTGGGGTCAATGAATCATTGGAATCCCAGAATACCATTCTTAACGAAACAGTTTCCGCATTGAAGGTTAAGCTTGAAGAAGTAAACCTTAGCAATGCAAAACTTCTGTACCAAAATGAAGTTCTTATGAATGGCTCGTTGAATGAGCGACAAAAACAAAAGGTTGTCGAATCTATTCGTAAGGCACAAACCATTACAGAAGCGAAGGTTATTTTTGAAACCCTTCAAAGTGCAGCGGCTGCTGGAGCAACGTCTACCGGCAGGAAACTTGAGTCCCTTCACGAAGCTATCAATAGACCTTCTCACACCATTCCCGGCAAGCGTAATCTAAATGAGGGGGTTGATCCCGGTCAACTCGATTATTGGAAGAAGCTAGCTGGCATTAAGTAAAGCAAATCCTAAAAATAAAGGGGGTGATAAATATGTCTCGTAATCTTATTGAAAGATTGACTGAAGGCGTCGTTAACCGCGACCTCCAGAAAGAAGGTGCTGCTCTGCTCTCAAAGTGGGAGAAGACAGGTCTTCTTGAAGGACTCGGCGGTGAGCATACCCGTGCTGGTATGGCTCGTCTTCTAGAAAATCAAGCTAAGCAACTCCTCAAGGAGTCTACATCAATGGCTGCTGGTGACGTACAGGGCTTTGCCGCTGTTGCGTTCCCACTAGTTCGCCGCGTTTTCGCTGGCCTATTGGCCAATGATCTCGTTTCAGTACAACCAATGAGCCTTCCATCAGGTCTCATTTTCTTCCTCGACTTTACCGTTTCGAATGAAACAGGTACCCGTCTTGGATATGCCGCCTCGGCTTCATTGTACGGTGGTGGCCGCGTAGCCAGCCAAATCACTGGTGGTGTTATCCTCACAGGTACACTAGCAGAAGCTGGTCCCTACGCTCTTAACAATGGCTATTCTTCAGCAACTGCCTCTGTTACCCTAGCTCCCGGCCTCGTTGCCTCTGGTTCTGTCACCAATGGTGGCGTAGCAGTCGTTGACACCGGCCTTGGTGGAGCCGCAGTCGGTGGTGCATACAATACTGTTAGCTTGCTAGCATATGATGCAGATCTAGTCAGTGGTTCTAAGTTCGCTGTTGCAACCGCTTCTTTGAGCGCCGTCGCTGATGTTGGTGGTGTTGCAAACTTCATCGCTCTAACACCAGCTTCTGCTCTAGGAAATGGCTTGTTCGTTCGTCGTTTGACCCGTATCGATCCAAACGATCCTACAAAGATCCTTCTTACCGCCGTTGCTTCTGGTACTGAAGCTGCTTCCACCATCGCTACCGCTTTGGCTGCTGCTACTTCATTCAAGACAGCCGTTAAGGATAACTTCACCGCTGGTGCAACACTCGGTTCAGTCGTTGGTACAACTACTGCTCCCGGTTGGGGCCTAGAAGGTAATCCTGACATTCCAGAAATCGACATCAAAGTTGATTCTGTTGCCGTCACAGCCGTTACCAAGAAGCTCAAGGCCAAGTGGACCCCAGAGTTGGGACAAGATCTCAACGCTTACCACAACCTCGATGCTGAAGTTGAACTCACCTCAATCCTCTCTGAGCAAATCGCTCTCGAAATCGACCGCGAAATCCTTGAGGACTTGATCCGTGGTGCAACTGCTGGTACATACTACTGGTCACGCTCACCCGGCCTCTTCGTCAACCGCCTCACTGGTGTTGAAGTTGGTGCCAATACAGCCGCCCCAGAGTTCACTGGTAACGTATCAATGTGGTACGAAACCCTCATCGAAACAATCAATGACGTTTCGGCTCAAATCCATCGCAAGACCCTTCGTGGTGGCGCTAACTTCGTCGTAACATCGCCAGAAGTTGCCAACATCCTAGAGTTCACCGCTGGCTTCCGTGCCTCCGTCACCGCTGACGATGAGCGTGGTTCAATCGGCGCAGTCAAGGTCGGTTCAATCTCCAAGAAGTTCGACGTTCACGTTGATCCATACTTCCCACGCAACCTCCTTTTGGTCGGTCGTCGTGGTGGTAGCTTCCTAGAGTCCGGCTACGTCTACGCTCCTTACGTCCCACTACAAGTCACTCCTACCATCTTTGGTACTGAGGACTTCGTACCTCGCAAGGGTGTCATGACCCGCTACGCCAAGAAGATGGTTCGTCCAGACATGTACGGTCTAGTTGTCGTCCGTGGTCTTCTCGGTGAAGGTGGAGCCTGATAGAGCTTTTAGCTTATAGCTAATCTCTGGCCTCGGTCCTTCGGGATCGGGGCCTTTTTCTTTGCCCTTAAACTACTTACTGAAGCGGAGGTTCACAAATGGCATATCCTTCATATTCACCGCCAAGCAGAACTAATGTTTCTATTCTCACTTCGACCGGTTCTACTGCAACCACTGGTAATGGCGCAGGAAACATTACTCTATATCCATTTGGCATTTATGCTGATCCATCCTCTCCGCGATATGATGTCAACTTTATTTCAGGTGCTTCTGATCAAGTTTCTTTCGTTTATAAGAAACTCGGTGGTGATGTTCTCGATCTAGAAATCACTCCCGGCAACGTCTATGCGGCTTATGAAGAAGCAGTATTAGAATATTCTTACATTATGAATCTTCACCAATCGAAGAATGCACTTCCAAGTTTGCTTGGTAAAACCACTGGATCTTTCGATGAAGATGGACAACTAAAAGAATCAGATCTTGCTGCTGCTGGCATAAACTTAAGATATCCACGATTTGAAGTTGGATATGCTCGTCAAGTTGCTATTGGCTTGGCCAATGAAGCTGGTGTTGGCGGCACAACTCCGCATTATAAGGCTTCGTTCTTGCTAACAAGCAGCGTCCAAGATTATGACTTACAGCAGATTATTGCAAACAATGTTGCAAACAACATAGAACCAGCAACCGGAACACCTGTTGCTTATTCTTCTTCTTATGCTAGTGCTTCTAGCAATCGTATCACCATCCGTCGTGTTTACTATAAGTCTCCTGCTGCTGTATGGCGCTTCTATGGTTATTACGGTGGTCTTAACGTAGTAGGCAACTTAAACTACTATGGTCAGTTTGCAGACGATACAACATTTGAAATCATCCCAGCATGGCAGAACAAACTACAAGCTATGGCTTACGAAGATCACATTTATACCAGACTATCTCACTATTCCTATGAGATATTCAATAATAAACTTCGGGTCTTTCCATCGCCGGAAACAGGTATTATTAACTACATGTGGTTTGAGTTTAGCTTTGACGATGGAACTGATCCTTGGATGCCGGTTAGTGGCTCTCAGAAAGGATCAGAACAAGGCATTTCTAACATGAATACTTTGCCATTCGATAATATTCCGTATTCCAGTATTAACGCTATTGGTAAGCAATGGATTCGTCGTTATGCTTTAGCTTTGGTAAAAGAGACACTTGGACTTATTAGATCTAAGTTTGGTGCTATTCCTATTCCCGGCGATTCGGTTCAGTTGAATGGTTCTGAACTTATCTCTTCGGCTAGAGAAGAACAGGAGAAGTTGAAGGAAGAACTCAAGACAACACTTGACGAGCTAACTTATACGAAGCTAGCAGAAACGAATGCAACTCTCATGGATAGTGTTACAAAAGTACAAGAGAAGATACCACTTCTCATTTACCAAGGGTGATAAATGGCTCAGAACAAATGGGTTGAACCAGAATACGCACCACCTCCTTTATTCCTTGGTCGTAAGGAAAAAGATCTTGTTAAACAAGTCAATGACGAACTTTTGGAAAGAGTCATTGGACAGGAGGTTTTTTATTATGCCATTGATATCAGAACCACTAACTATCATCCTTTGTACGGAGAAGCAATCGTAAAGAACTTCTTACCACCTGTTAGGGTTTATGCTCTGGTAGAGTGGTCAACATATGGAACAGTCCAGACAGAAGGTTTTGGTCTAGATAAAGCTGCCGAGATTGTTGTACACTTCCATCAGCGTAGACTCCAAGAAGACCAAAATATATTTGTCCGCGAAGGCGATTTCGTAAAATATGACGGTCTTTATTATGAAATAATGACGTTAGAAGAACCTAAGCAGCTTTTCGGTCAAGTAGGCGAATCCTTGGAAGTAGCAGCCAAGTGCAAGGTATCCAGAAGAGGTCTATTCGATGCCACCTAAAAAACCACAATCTCCACCAGAACCTCCATCAACGGACAAGTACGATTATACCGGTATCGAGAATGCTGATCGCATTCTGAGAGAGACATCTTTGATGCCTTCAACTATCGAGACAATCGATACAGCAATGTTTAGGTATCTGGATGAGGCTTTGAATCTTCATGCAAATACCAATAAGGGGTTTGCAAAAGTTCCTGTTATTTGGGTTGCTGGTGAAAGAGCATTCCAGATAAAGAATAACAGAAATCTTAGAGATGGTAATGATGTACTGATTTTTCCCATGATGACGCTTGAGAGATCATCACTGAGGAAAGATGCATCATTTAAGGGTGTTGCATGGGCACACCTAGGAAACGTAAATGACGCCAAAGGCGGTGCTATCGAAGTTGCTAGACGCATTAACCAAGACAAGACAGGCAACTTTGTCAATGCAGATAAGCGCAGAACTCAAGCTACTTTGACCTCTGGTATTGGTCCCGGTCAGGATAACTATCCCGGCGTTGGCAAGAAAGTGGTCTATGAAACCCTCTCTATGCCAATACCAACATATGTTGAGGCAATGTATAAGATAACAATCAGAACTGAGTATCAGCAACAGATCAACGAACTTGTCACACCATTCTTTGTCAGGACCGGACAGATCAACTCTTTCTTTATGAAGCATGAGGGCCATAAGTTTGAGGGGTTCATACAGGGTGATTTCTCGCAAGATTTCAACGTTGCTTCATTTCAAGACGAAGAGCGTATCTATAAAACATCTATAGATATAAAAGTATTAGGTTATCTATTAGGAGAATCCTCTAATGCTGAGAGGCCGAAGATAGCAGTTAGAGAAAACGCAGTTCAGTTCAAGTTCGGTAAAGAACAAATAGTATTAGATGAAAAGCCCAACTATACCAAGAGTTCTTTCTACCGTCGCTGACGTTTGGGTTAAAAACTAACTATTTATTTATGAAGTTTCTATAGAGGAGAAATCTATGCCAGCTAATAGTTTCAAGTTTGTCTCACCGGGTATCTTTCTAAATGAGATTGATAACTCCCAGATTCCACAGCTTCCCGGTGCTGTTGGTCCAACCGTAATCGGTCGCGCTTCCAAGGGTCGTGCAATGGCTCCCGTTAAGGTTGATTCTTTTTCTGATTTCGTTGATCTCTTCGGTTCGCCAACCGCTGGTGGCGTAAACTCAGAATACAGAACATCTGATTTTGCTGGTCCTACTTATGGTGTCTATGGTGCCCAAGCTTACTTGAATGCAAATGTTGGTCCTGTCAACTACATCCGTCTATTAGGCGTTCCACACCCAGATGCCGCCGATGCCGGTGGATACGCTGGTTGGACAACCTACAAATACTCTAGTGGAACCCCAACTGCAAAGACTTATGCTAGCAATGGTGGTGCCCTCGGTCTATTCGTTGCTGCTTCACAGTCAAGCGGTCAACACTTAACAGGTACTCTAGCTGCTGTACTATACCTAACAAAAGGTAGTGTATTCCTATCTGGTACCGTTGATAACGATGCCAAACCCGACATCTCAACCAACGAGGTAACCAGATTTGCTGGTTCAACTGCTGCTACCGATATGACACTGGTTGTTTACAACGGTGACACTTCTTCCTTGACAAACCAAGTTAAACTTAAGTTCAACTTCGATAGAGATAGCTCACAGTTTATTAGAAACGTTCTAAACACAAATCCAGTTCTCACAAACGATGGTATTATTCCATCGAATACACTCACAAAGAATGAAGATGTCTACTGGCTTGGTGAATCCTATGAAACTCAAGTTGCAACTCAACTAACCGGAACTTACTCAAATGTTCTAGCTTGGTTGGCTCCTGTTGCCACTGGTTCGTTAACGAGCGGTTACTCTTACGGCGATATGAGAATCAGCGATAGCAACGCTCTCCGCGCTAACTCTAACATCATTGATGGTAAGACAGGTTGGTTCTTCTCACAAGATCTCAGCACCGATACTGCTTCTTATGCATACACAACCATGACCAAGCTATTCCGTTTCCACGGTCTAGACGCTGGTGAATGGACCCAAAAGAACATTAAAGTTTCTATCGAGAATATCCAGATTTCTCCAAACTCTGATGTAGAAGAACATGGTAAGTTTAGTGTTGTTATCCGTAGTATCCGTGACAACGATTCTTCACCAATCGTTCTAGAAAGATTTGATAATCTAAATCTCAATCCTTCTTCACCAGATTACATTGGTGTCCGTATTGGTGACAAGGTAAGCCGTTTCGATTACCAACAAAGAGTAAATAAAGAATACGGTCAATACAATAACCAATCACGTTTCATCCGTGTTGAAATGAATCCAGCAGTTGAATCCGCCCTAATCAGCCCCGCTGCTGTACCGTTTGGTGTATATGGCCCTCTACGTCCAAAGAGAGTTACTAATCTTCATAGCGGCTCTACCAATGTAGTTTCTTTCATTAGCTATGGTACTTGGGCGAGTGCTGATACTACGACCCGTATCCTATCGGCGTCTAGCACATTTACAGCATCTATCCTATTCCCTGGAACCTCACAGAGAGTGTCAGCCTCAGATGGTTCTATTACCGATTACACCAAGGCTTACTTTGGCGCAAGAACAACAATCTCTGCTGACTCAAATCGCTTTGATGCAAGTATTCCCGATACTCTACGTTTGTACGGTACCGTTGATTCGCAGAATGTTGGTCTAGAAGGTCTAGATTCAGCCGCTCCATTTGAATACCAATGGATCTTCTCTTTGGACGATGTGATCCTTCCTTCTAACTCCTACAAGGCTTACTACGAGAGTGGTTCACGCGCTGCTGGTACCTCTAGAACAGCTACAAGCGGCGGATACACCGCTATTCTAAACGCTGGTTTCAGCCGCTTCACAACCCTCTTCCAAGGTGGTTCAGACGGTTTGAACATCCAAGAAGCAGAACCTTTCCAACATAACCGTTTGTCTGGTGTCCGTGAGTCAAACGCTCTTGTCAATACAGTTGAAGTTGCAATCGATCTTGCTGGTGATCCAAACCAACTAGAGACAAACTTGATTGTTGCTCCCGGTATTCGTCAGACCTCACTCACCAACAAGCTAATCGCAGCCTGTGAAAACCGTGGTGATGCTTTCACAATCCTTGATATTGACGATGGTTACAGAACAACAACCGAGTCTACCCAATCATTCAAGGATCGTTTGGGATCTACCACAACTGCAATCTCAAACCTCCGCAGCCGCAGACTAAACACCTCTTACGCTTGCGCTTACTACCCTTGGGTCCAAATCCGCGATAGCATCAACGGTTCACTCGTTTGGGTTCCACCTTCAGTTGTCGCCCTTGGTACAATGGCTTCTTCTGAGCGCGTCAGCGAAGTATGGTTCGCACCAGCCGGTTTCAACCGCGGTGGCCTATCTGCCGGTGCTGGTGGCTTGCCTGTCGTCAACGTTGCTGAGAAGCTAACCTCCAAGCAACGCGACGATTTGTACACCAACAACATCAATCCAATCGCTTCGTTCCCATCTGAAGGTATCGTTATCTTCGGTCAGAAGACACTACAAGTTACACCTTCTGCCCTAGACCGTATCAACGTTCGCAGACTCTTGATCTACATCAAGAAGCAAGTTTCAAGATTTGCTACCAGCGTTCTGTTTGATCAAAACGTTACAGTCACTTGGAACCGCTTCAAGGCTGCTGTTGAGCCATTCCTATCTTCTGTACAAGCAAGACTAGGTTTGACCGAATACCGACTTATCCTCGATGAAACCACTACAACTCCTGACCTAGTAGATCGCAACGTACTATACGCTAAGATCCTCCTAAAGCCAGCAAGAGCTATCGAGTTCATCGCAGTTGACTTCGTAATCTCCAGAACCGGAGCTTCTTTCGAAGACTGAAAAATAAGTTGATACTACTTACTATAGAATAGGAGAATCATATAATGGCAAATGCTTTCTGGACAGACGCTACCCTTAGAGATCCAAAGAGGAACTATAGATTTACAGTTCAACTATTGGCTTATCCCGGTGCTGCTACTTGGTACGCTAAGTCAGCAACCAAACCAAAGTTCAGTGTTACTTCAACATCACATGTGTTCTTGAACCATACATTCCATTACCCCGGTAAGGTTGAATGGCAAGATATCACAGTTACTCTAGTCGATCCAGTTGAGCCAGATGCAGTTGCCAATACTATGGCCATTATCCAGAATGCTGGCTACCATCCTCCAAAGGATGTCAATGATCTCTCCACCATGTCAAAGGCCCGTGCTGTTGGTGCCTTGAAGGGTGTTGTTATCAAGCAAATCGGCTCTGAAGGCGACCAAGACATTCTAGAAGAGTGGACCTTGAAGAACGCCTTCATTACTGATGTTGATATTGGTGAACTCTCCTACGACAACGAAGAGCTTTCTAACGTTACTCTAACATTGAAGTACGATTGGGCTACATGTTTCGTTCCTAACGGTTCTACCGTAGATATCTCCGGTCAACCTACAAACGTTACAAGTAACTTCCAATCAGTTAGAAACAGCTTCTTCGATCTAAGCGGTAGATAATCTAATACTTGAGAGGTTTTTTTGTCTAGAAATAATCAAAGCAGGCTGGGCGCTCAACAGCCTGCTTTTAGCGTTGAACCAGTGAGCGAGTTTCCACAAACACATATTAGTATTTCAGTTCCCACAGAGTTTGTTGATTTACCATCCCGTGGCTTATTCTATCCACCAAGCCACCCGTTGCATCGCAAAGACTCTATCGAAATCAAACATATGACAGCTAAAGAGGAAGACATTCTTACCTCGGAAGCTCTCATTAAGAAAGGCATTGTCCTTGATCGTTTAATCCAAAGCTTGATTATTGATCGTAATATAGATCCTTCATCGCTTCTGGTTTGTGACCGTAATGCTATCTTTATTGCTGCTCGCGCAACTGCATATGGCAGCGATTATGAAGCAACTGTTGTTTGTCCAGTATGTGATAAGAAGCATGATATCGTTCATGATCTTGGAACGTTTAGTTTCGATGATCCAGTTCTCGGAGAAGATATTAAGATTTCCGAACGTGGTTCTTGTTTGGTCCGACTTCCAAAGAGCGGTAAGTTAATCGAGTTTAGGCTTGTAACAGGCTACGATGAGAAGAACGCCAATGTTCAGGATAAGAACGCTCAAGTTGGCTCGCAAGTAACAGATCAGCTAAAGAATCTAGTCTTGACCATCGATGGCAACAGCGATATTGCAGTAGTAAATGCATTTGTTGTTAATATGCCAGCGTTCGACTCACGTTACTTGAGAAAGGCAATCAGGCAAGTGACTCCTAGTACAGATCTAAGGTTCGATTTGTCTTGTGATAGTTGTGATAGTAAATCGGTCGTGGAGGTACCGATTGGTGTCAAGTTTTTTTGGCCTGACGCCTAAGTACATCCAAGGGGTTTACGAGGAAATCTTCCAGCTTAAATATCATGGAGGATTCTCAGTTTTTGAATCCTATAATCTTCCGATAAATATTCGACGTTGGTTCTTGGATAGGTTGTCCAAACAGTTTCACAAAGAAGCAGAAGCGACAAAGAAAACAAGAACAAAGACAAGTAGATGAACTTAATGACCGCCTTCGGGCGGTCTTTTTTGCTTTCAACTATTTACATAGAGGTGAACCATGTCCGATCAAGAAAATGTGATTGATCTTGAGAAAGTCAAGAAGATGTTCAAAACCGAACTGAATGAAGCTCTGTCCGATGCAATGAGTTGGTGGACAAGTGCTTTGATGAAAGCAACATATGGTGGTAGGGGGTTGGAACTCCCATTCAGACTTGCAGGATCCCGTGACGAGCTTGCAGCTTTGATCTCTGCTATGGGTTTGGAACGTCGTTATATGGCTGATGCACATCGCTATGGATTAGATAATCCAGTTACATATAAGACAAAAAATGTATTGCAATCTGCAATCAATCGATTTGAATCTCGTACTGGTCTTCCGTGGCCATTCAAAAACTGATTTAGGAACAACCATAAATGGCTAAACGAACAGGCAGCACCAGTGGAACAGTTGGGAGCATAGATATAGGCGCTCTCGGGAAAAGTATTGCCGAGAATCTTGCTCAAATACAGGAAGCTACCAAACGTGGTGAACAAGCTGGTTCTTTGGCAGAACAGTTCGAACAGCAAAGAGAAGCTTTAGAAGATTACAACGAAGAACTAAAAAAGAATAATCTGAACATTGCTGAACGCGGCGCCGCAGAAACCAAGTTAATAGAACTTGAGATGCAACGCCTCAAGACCGAAAGGGATCTCAACAAAGCAGGTGTTGACACTGGTAGAACTTTAGAAGAGATAAACGAACTCCTTGCCGAGCATAGAAAAAAGCTAAGAGAAGCAAGTGAAGCTGCTGACTCTTTGTCGAACTCGTTCGAACTTGGAAGTCAGATCGGTTCTACATTTGGTAACGCAATCGGCGTTACAGATAATAAGTTAGAGGATTTTGTAGGTAGTCTTGCAAAGGGCAAGATTTCTATGAAAGGATTTACCTCTGGTATAAAATCCTCACTCAATCCTATAAAGATAGCTACATCATTGCTATCAACAATGGGTCAAGAATCTTATAAGTTGATGGTAACTGTCAATACTGTGAATAGTCAGTTTAGAAAAGACTATGGCCAGTTTGGTAATACATTAGCTAAAACAGCTCTAGCCTCTGAAGAATCGCTGAGAAAATTCAATATAGGCTATGAAGAAACAGCATTAGCAGTAGAATCTCTCAATGTTGGAGTTTCTGATTTTGTCGATATGTCCGCTCAACAGCGAGATAGTTTAGTTCGCGATTCAGCTTTGTTGGCAAAACTCGGCGTATCAAATGAAGAATATGCTGAAACTATTCAATCCATGACTAAGGCATTCGGTGATTCTACCGAAGGCGCTCAAGAGAACATGGTAGAAATGCGAAAGTTTGCAACTGCTATTGGTAAAAGTACCAAATCAGTTATGAACGATTTCTCTAAAGTTAGAAGTTACCTAGCTCAGTTTGGCAGCAACTATGAAAAGATCTTCCGTAGGATGGAAACGGTTGCTAGAAAGACCGGTGCGTCTATCGAAGATCTACAACAAATAGCATTAGGCTTCGATCAGTTTGAAGGTGCAGCCGAATCGGTTGGCAAGTTGAACGCTTTGTTGGGTGGTCCATTCTTGAACACTGTTGATATGATCAACACAGAAGATCCTGCCGAAGCAATCATGAAAATCAAAGAAGCTTTCGATGCTTCTGGTAAATCGGTTAACAGCATGACCAGAAGAGAGTTGCAAGCTTTCGCTACTTCGATACCGGGAATCAATGGTGATGTTGAGAAGTTAAGAACTATTTTTGGACAACTCGATTCCGGCATGTTGGATACAGCAGATTCAATCAATGCTGTCTTAGAAGGTTCTAAAGAAACAACTAAATCTTTAGAAGATGATGCTGACGCATCGATGACCATTGAAGAGCGACAAGCAGCTATAGCAAAACAAATGGCATTAGCAGCTAGCTCTATGGAAAAAGCAGCCAATGTTATGAGTGAGGCACTAAAAGTAGCTAATGATCAAGGAGCAAACTTAAGGAATGTTACTGCCGATGGAACAAAAGCTGCTCTTAAAACAGCACAAACAGCTAAAAGCATTTCTGCTATTCAGAAAGCTGGTGCCGAAGTAGCAGAAGCAGGGACTGAGGTTGCGGTCAAAGAAGCTGCTAAAGGTGCCGGTAAACTTGCTGGTAAGAGGATCCCAGTAACTGGTGCTTTAGTGGCGGGTGGTATGGCACTCAGCAGAGCTTCGGAAGGCGATGTTTTTGGTGCAGGTTTAGAAGGAGTATCGGGTGTTCTTAGTCTTATAGAAGGTCTTGCAGTAACTGGCGTCGGAGCGCCAATAGCCGCCGCTGCACTTGGTGGTGGAATCGGAATCGATGCTTATCTCGCTAAAAGGGATTACGATAGAGCCATGTCCGCTGGTGGAGCTACTTACAAAGATTACCAACAATCTCAAGCCGGTCCCGCAATGGCCGCTGGTGGTATCGTAACAAAACCGGTCACAAATGCCACTATTGGCGAGGCTGGTCGTGAAGCTATCATTCCACTAGAGAACGGCGCAACTCACTTGGTAGAGCCTCTTACGCTTGCTCTGAAGCAAGCTATGGGTACTGGCGCAGGCAGTTCTCCAAACATCACATTGAAGGTCGAACTCGGTGGTAGAGAGTTGACAGCTTTCGTTAAGCAAGTCATCGTTGACAATCTAAATCCTTTCAAGTGATGGAGTGATTTATGACAAAAGGTAGCTACGATAGCGGCCCATTGGTCGCGTATGTTAAGCAAAAAGATTATGTCATCCACATCAGTCATGTGCCAACTGATAAGACGGTATCATTTCCAGCATTCTTGACTGCTTTCGAAGATAAGTTTAGTTCAGATTGGAATACAACATCTGTGTTTGGACGGATGGATCCTATCTACACATTCCAGCAAACCAGCAGAACAATATCGTTAACTGTTGACGTTCCAAGCGCAGACGAGAATGAAGCAAAACAAAATCTAAGCAATGTTAGAGAACTTACTAAGTTCTTATATCCAACTTATCAAAACAACTATAACGCAACAACGATTTCCAAGGCTCCATTGGTGAGGATCAAGTTTGCCAATCTCATTGGTACAAATATAGATGGTCTTGGTCCTAGAGGATTGTTGGGAAAGCTTAATGGTGCTGGCGTTACTCCCAATAATGACGCTGGGTATTTTGACCCCGGCCAAATGTTGTATCCTAAAGTGTTGACATTAAATCTAACTTTTGATGTTATTCACGAAAGAAATCCCGGTGAATGGGACCAAGTTGTGCAGAAAGTCATTAAAGAAGAAGAAAAGAAAGTATCTCCTGCCGATACCGCAAAACAAACCGCTACTGCCGTTCAGCCAACAACAACTTCTACGGTTCCGGCTGGTTCTAAGAACGGTTCTGCTACTTCTGGACTTGCTGTTGCAAATACGACTGTCAGTAAACCAGAGGTTCCTCTAGAGGCATCTATTCCAAATGTTGCTACCGCTCCAAGCCCAACACCTGTAACTGAAGTAACATTTGACGAACCAACACAGATTATTGGTCGTCCTCTCGATACAGAATCGGTACCAGCAGGAACTTCAGCGTCTACTAGGATTGTAGATGAAGAGGAACAAAGTCCCGATCTAAGCTTCCTTGATGAAGAAGAGATTCCTCCAAACGCAAGACAGCCGGGAGATAGCTATAGTGTTCAGGACATTTTAAGTGGTAAAAACCCACAAGGCTCTGGAGGTTACTAATGTACATCGATGCTCCAATAAAGACCTACTCTAGCGAGAAAGGATACAGTATCACTTTTACACATGTCCCAACCGGAAAACAAGTAAGTTTTGCTGCGTTTCTTACTTCATTTGATGATTCATATAGTTCCAACTGGAGTCCTGATAAGATTTATGGTAGAACTGATCCTATCTACATGTTTCAACAGACAACTAGAACAATAAGCTTTTCGATTGATATTCCTAGTGCCGACGAAACAGAGGGAGAGTTTAACTTAGCTTCCGTTAGGAACCTAACAAGATTTCTATATCCAGCATATCAGCTAGTAGATGGTAGGGCTAACATTATAGATGATAGTCCACTCATTAGAATCAAGTTTGCAAATCTGATAGGTAAAGGGCCAGACGGGATCGGAAGCGGTAATCTTTTGGGAAGAATATCTACCGTTTCTGTCTCACCTGTAATAGACGCTGGTTTCTTCGATCCATTCCAAGTACTCTATCCTAAAGTTCTAAATCTATCTATTTCCTTCGATGTTATCCACGAAGAAAGTCCAACGAAGTTTCCTGTTGAGGGTAGTCCTGTTAATCCCTACGCAGAAGATAAAACCGGAAATACAGGCTCCACAATCAACACTATTAATGACACAGCAACCTCGACCATCTCAAATGGTTCTGAAGACCGAAATACAGCTAGCGGCTTGGAGAATAACAATACAAATGCTATGTCAAATGAGGAGTTCGAAAGATTGAAAGCGTCTGGAGCAACAATATATCTTAAAGACGGATTTGTAATCGATACTGATAAAACAAGAGCTAAAGCCGCAGAACTAGAAAAACTTAAAAATAGTACCAATGAAGCTGACGATTCAAGAGAGGTATCCTCTGAGGATGAGCAGCTTGACGAACAACAAGTTCTTAGATCAGCAACTAAATAATATAGTAGGAGCAAGATATGTCACGTTACGACGGTAGAACAGTAGCAAGAAATCAGGAAATAACATATTCTGATATCCTGCAATCAAAAGATCTTAAATACATAGATCAATACCTAACTCCAACTATACCACCTGTTGGGTTCGAAGACGGCTTGACTCTCACAAGAGTTCAGCATGTTTGGACACAAGGTGATAGATTGTGGAAGCTATCCGAAAAGTATTATGGTGATCCAAGCTACTGGTGGCTTATTGCTTGGTACAACCAGAAGCCTACTGAGAGTCATTTCCTGTTGGGTGATGTTGTGATAATCCCTACTCCATTTGAAAGAGTCCTAGCGGCGTACAACAGGGCAAGATAATGACTGATCCATTGCTAGATCCATATCCAACTAGTCCGGTAACGCCAACTAGAGAAACACTCAAGCTTGCTACATTTGATGAGCAGGCGTTTTTGATTCATAATCTTCGTAAGTTAGCTGAGTTGCATAACAAAAGGCACGAAGAAGAAACAGCTTATGAAAAGTTAGATCTTCTCAAAGGACCAAATGTTGCGCTGCTTAATAGGCTTTTGAACGCTGACTACTTCAGAAAAGAAGCTTTATTGAATCTTACTCCTGCACAAACATCTGAACTTGTACCACAGATAAGAATATTCAAACAAAAGTATGCACCAAATCAAGACGTACAAGAAGAAGTAGAGTTTATATTTCCTGCTTATCTTGATACTAGCCAAGTATTAGACGATATAGGCCGCGGCGGCTATGGCATACAGTCTTTTGAGATTGAATCACAAGGTACAACTTTCTATACTGCTGATAAGCAGTTTACCGCTAGAATGGTTCTATACTTTCAATCATTTGATCAGTTTGTAAAGTCTCGTGGTAAATACAGTTTCTTAGATCTTATTGTGCATCCACCCGCGATATCTGGAGATGTTAAATCAGTTAGCGCACCGGATGCAACAGCCAAATCAAATGGTCGGCCTTCTATCATATCTGATCCATATCTGTTCAGGATCAGAGCAGAAGTTGGATGGTCAATCGGGCAAATAACTGCCAACTCTGCATTTGATAAGAAAACTGATGCTGCCACTATCTCAGCTATTCAAAGATCTAAGATTTCATTCTTCCTTTACTTGGTTGATCACGATATTAACATAAACGAAGATGGTACTTTAACTTTGAGCATTAACTACATCGGTGCTTTTGACGTTATTGGTCGCGACGTTAGATCTGGTATCATATTAACTGGAGAGCAGAAAGATGCTCTTGATGCAATATCAAAACAGATTGCTGCCGAGGCTGAGAAAGGTGAAGCGGGTAAAGCACAGATAGAAAGACTAAGAGGAAATCTGCAACTTTTGCAAACTACTCTTTCTAAAGATGCAATGGAATCGATTATCAAAGAACTAATGGAACCACCGGGGTCTGGTACTAGACGTAGTAAAGTCTATCAAACAGTTCTTTCTAGAGCCGCTGTTGATCAGTTTGCGTACTTTGGTGGTAGGCTTGACAACGCAACCAGTAATAGCACTACTACAGGAGCAGATCCGGCAGCTTATGGACAATCAGATCCTGCGACCGGTCAAACAATAGAGTCTATCACACCGATTGACTTTTGTTCTCTTCCTTGGGCGGTAGAAGAAGTCATAGACGGTGAGATAAGTTATCCTTGTTTCACACCTATTCAGGCTCCGAACGAAACTCTTACGATTGAAGAGTTCAAAGCTAATCCTATCGTGAAGGATGCTGAAGGTCGCGAGTACTTTAACTTATCATGGTTTTACCTTGGTGATTTGTTAGAGGTTCTGATGCTTAGAGCTTTCAACCCTAAGACTTCTGACGCCGACACTCTCATAAGGAAGTTCGGTGGCGAGTTCTCAAAAAGAGTCAAACTTATTCTAAGTGATATTGAAGTTATAGATTATTGTACAGGTGATCCAATAAGATTAAATCTTGCACACGTTCCTATATCTCTACGAAAGTTTACGATCTTCTTCTATAACAAGATTGTGACCACTAGGAATCTAGACTATACCATCGATGATTTTATTAGAGATATGTTAAATGATCTAGTAAAGGACGTATTCCTAGATCGCTCATATATTGCCAATAGATCATTGAAGCAGAATGTTAACTTAAAGTATATCAATCTTGCTGTTTATTCTAATACTCCAAAGGTAGATTTACTTACACCTTCTGGGGATACAGTTAAGGTTGATTCGATTGGGGCAAGTAAGTTCTTGAAATCTAACTCTATTGGCTCTAATCCAAATAACTACTTCTTCTACTTGATGATATACCAAGACACATATGATCCTTCCGTTCTGAGGGGTCAATATGAATCTGATAGATCAAGAGGTATTGCTCATATTTATATGGGTAGAGATAGAGGTATCGTTAAGAAAGTATCTTTTAAGAAAACACCATTACCATACAAGAGAGAAGAAAGGATAGCAGCACAGGGGAAATCATTCGATCCGGTCCTGCAACTAGCATCTTTGTACAATGTAGATATGGAAACATATGGTAATACTTTATTTTTAGCTGGTACATATTTCTATTTGATACCAACTGGAATGGGTTCTGGTTTGGGGCTTCCAAATCAAGATCGTTCTTATGCAAACATTATGGGTCTTGGTGGATATTATTTCGTCAACAAGATAACGTGGTCTGTGGAGTCGGGCAAATATATTACAAACATTTCTGGTATTCATCAAGCTACTGGCGCTCCAAGCTCAACTCCAAACAAAGAACTGTATGCCAGAGGAAAAGGCATAGGAATAACTGACTGACAAGGAGGTTCTAGATGCAGTATGATATTTTTTCAAACGATTCTTCTGATTCGGCCAATAAAGAACTATTAGCTAGAACTTTCAAGGGCAATAACTCTCTTGGAGCTAAAGATGCTTTTCAAGCAAAACAAAAGTATAATGCAGATGCTTATGCTACAACAGGCCCAAGTCCAGTAACAACGACGAATCCTACGACCGTGATCACACACGATCAGGACGAGATTCAGTTAGAAGGTGTTTTTAGTATTTTTAACGATACAAGACTTCCTCTATATGGGACAGTTGACAAGGATGTAATACCATTAAGACCAAAGAAACAATATCTTTCGTTTTATTTGGAGAACAATGGCGGTTTTACAGCATTAGACTTTGTTGTTAACTCCTTCATCAATATGAGAAAAGCATATTCACGCGGCATGTTCGAAGGCAAAGGAATAGCAAACGGCTTTTTGCTTTCAAACTTAGATGTGAAGAAATCAATGGACGATGGTAGTCGTGCTTTAGAATCGAATCTTGATTCAATCATAAAGCAGTTTATTAGTTATTCTAGACAAGATAGCACAAATAGAAAAAAGGTAATAACTCCTGAACATTTCCTAAACTACTTCGCAAACTATATTCTACTATATTCTCGAAAGGGATTTGTAAACTATTCGTCAATGGTTCTAACCGATAAGTTCGATATCAACTATAACGGTCTTTGTTTGGATATTGCTAATGTTGCTTATGATTCCGATAAAGATAAGGTCAAGAGTATTATACTTGATCCCAACTTTAGCTATTATAGAGACACAGCACTTTCTTTTGGATTTGTTATAGCGAAAGAATACCCTTTCAAGTTGATTGCTAATCTTAACTCTTCGCGAATGAGAGACAACATTTGTTCGTGTGGCATTTCGTATCTCAATGGTCTTGAACTTAAGACTGCTGATGAGGTAGTGGATTTCTATTATGAGCCAGCTTATTTGGCTGATTTTAGTACTATGAGAAATCTTTTTGATTTAGCATACAATACTTTCTTAAACACATTTAGGTTTGAAAATGTTGCTACATATTATGATGGTTCTTTACATACTAAAAGAGTTTATAGATATGCCAGCCAATCACAACTAATACAACAACTACTAAATGATCATTTATTATTATCTCTATATATCAGAACTAAAAATAATGAAATGAGATTAGGATTCACTGAGAAGTCGTTGAATAGATTTGAAATAACATCTAAGTTTATTTATGACAAGTATGGTATCGAAGAAGCTCTGAAATATATTAATCAGAAGTTGAGATTGGCTATAGAAGTTATCCGACTTGATAAAAAAGGATTTACAAACATTGAGAGTTTTTCTAATGAAGAAGCACTTGCACTTATTAGACTAACACGTTATGATTACTGAGGAGCAAATAAATGTCAAAAGCACTACAATATAACTTGGACGAATCGAAGAGAATCGGCTGGAACGCTTCAATATTGGGTTTGTCAAAAATCGATGAAACTTTCGTTGAGGCCGTCAAAACATTCCAGCGTAAGTATAACCTGTCTGCTGATGGTATGTTGGGGCCTAATACATATCGTAGGATTATTCTAGAAAAGGATGATGCCGATGATGTGAAACCAAGCATCCCGACTTGGAGTGGCAGCAGCATTATCTGCAATGGAAAGGAAGTACCTCTCAAATCTGGCAAAGCAATAACTTGGAAGGACAAAGGTGGATTTGTCTTGACTAAGGGCTTCGTCAAGAAGACAACTAGAACTCCTTCATTATTTGTAACACATTGGGATGTTTGCTTGTCAGCAGCTAGTTGCTATAATGTTTTGAAGGATCGCGGGTTGTCGGTTCACTTCTCTATCGACAATGACGGTACAATCTATCAGTATCTTGATACAGCGAATATTGCTTGGCACGCCTCACCAGCCAACGAGGTTTCTATTGGGGTCGAAGTATCGAATGCTTTCTACACAAAGCATCAAGATTGGTATATCAGAAATGGCTTCGGTCCAAGACCGCTTACCAAAGCAGTAAAGGGACACGGTGGTATGATCGACAGCCACTTAGACTTTTATGATGCTCAGTATGAGGCTTTAGCTTCACTTTGGGAGGCGGTTCACCGCGCACATGGCATTCCGCTACAGTTACCAGACAGATTCGACAGAACCATCGATTGGAGCGATTTCAAGGGGTTCGTAAACCACTTCCACATAACCGATAGGAAGATCGATTGTTTCGGCATGGATCATGGTCGAGTCCTCGCCCGCGCAATCCAGTTGTCGAACTCTTGACACCTATTTGACTTGACGGCCCTGCGGTACGGTGATACATTCATTGTACGAGGGCCGAATGATTTTCCAGACGTTTGATTCGAAGAACGAATGCGCTGCGGTATTTGCGAATAACCAGCTTTCTGGAATGGCACAAGTAGATTTCTCTTCTCTGAATCGTACATGGGCTTGGGCACCCTATTTGCCTTCGGGTATTGACTTCGCCAAGATTTACGTTGGTGGTAAAGAACTTGATGAAGTTTGTCCTGAAGAATACAAGGAAGAGTATGAGAAAGCTAGTTCTAAGCTGAAGGCTCTTTATCGTTCGTTTCTTTTGGCAAAGATCAATCTAAACGAAAACTGTTTTTATGATTTGGTTAGCAAAGGTTTCTTGGAAGATTATGCCAAGGTAAAAACAAAGATCTGTGATTGGGTATTTCAGAATGTTGAGAAACCAAGCAATCATGATTACCTTGTTAGACTTCAAGAAGTTCTACACGATATTTCAACTCGTCGGCTCTGTATTGATTCGGCTGCGATGAACAGCGAAAAGCATAAGAAGAAGGTACGAGATTTTATAGAAAGAATGCGTTCTTATCCAAGAAAGATTGTTTATGACCCATTCTCGGTAAAGACAGGAAGGTTGACAACAACCAAGGATTCGTTTCCTATTCTTCGTTTCGACAAAGATCTGCGTAGATTTATCAAGCCTAACAATGACATGTTCTTGGAGATTGATTACAATGCAGCAGATCTGAGGTCTTTGTTCTTTATCCAAGGTAAAGAGCAACCACCAATCGATATCCATGACTGGAACATTCAGAATGTATTCGGGAAAGATACTGATAGAGATCTGGCAAAGAAGATGATGTTTGGCTGGTTATACGATTTCGAAAAGCGTGATGATCGTTTGGAAAAAGTCTATAGTCGTGATTACTTACTTAGGGAGCATTGGGATGGTAAGGCAGTTCAGAACCCGTTTGGCAGAACTATCGAATGCGATAGAGACCATGCCATTCCGTATTTGGTTCAAAGCACGACGGCTGATTACGTTGGTCGAAAGCTTGTTGAGATTTATGATCTCCTGAAAGGCAAGAAATCTTATTTGGCTTTCTCGATTCATGATTCGATTGTTATTGACTTTGACTGGTCTGAACGGAAACTAATCTTCCAAATCTTGGAGATTGTTCGTAAGGATGGATTTGTTGCCACAATGAAAGCAGGAAAAGATTTTGAGAATCTAAAGGTGATTGACCTATGAATGTTATCGGCTTGGGAGGTGTCGGATCGAGAATCGCGGCACAGTTCGAAAAATACCCACAATACAATGTTGTTTGTGTAGACCACGATCAACAAGTAGAAAGGACCATTCGAATCAAGAAGCATAACGATCCCGAAGCCTATGAATCAACTAACATCGATTTGACATTATTGTATGGCTGTTTGACCAGTGATGATGTTATAATGATTGTGAGCGGTGGTTCTCTTGTCTCCGCTTTGTCACTCCGAATCTTAGAGGGAATCAAGGATCGCAATATCACGATTGTCAGCGTTGAAGCTGATCCAGTTACGTTAAGCCATAAGAAAGCTTTGAATCAGAAGGTCGTAACAAATGTATTACAGCATTTCACACGATCCGGTAAGTTTGAGCGGATCTATCTGATCAACAATCAGAAGGTTGAAGAAATCGCTGGCGAACTACCTATTATTGGGTATTGGGATCAAATCAATGTTTTGATTGCTAATACCTTGCACATGATCAATGTGTATCGTAACAACTCGCCTATTATGGGCAGCTTGGATCAACCGACAGAAACAAATCGTATTTCTACTATCGGAATCAAGAGTCTTGAAGACGATGTAAAAAAGATGTTCTACGGCCTTGCCAACGTAAGAGAAGAGAGTTACATTTATGCTATCAGTGAGGCACGGTTGTCAAAATCGAACGACTTACTGAAGCGTGCTAAAGAAGAAGTAAAATCTAACACAACGGAAACCAAAACCGTTTCATTCAGTTTCTATCCTACAAAGTATGATAGAGATTTAGTGTATGTCTTGGAACATACTTCATTCGTGCAAGAGCAGCGATAGGAATAAATCTTCCTATTGACTTTAGGGTAAAACCCACAACTAACATAAAGGAAAAAACAAAATGGCTATTGATATCAGCAAGATGAAGGCTAAGCTTTCTGCAACCGAGAGTAAGGGCGATACGTCCAGTAAGGTTTCGACTTTTTGGAAGCCAGTAGAGGGCGAGCAAGACATTCGCATTGTGTGCCCATCAGACGGAGATCCGTTCCGTGATTTCCACTTCCACTACCTAGAGGTTGGTGGTAAGCGTAAGACTGTATTGTGTCTGAAGAAGAACTTTGGTGAGCAATGCCCAATCTGTGAGTTTGCTTCACAGACTTGGCGTGATGGTGTCGCTAACAACGACGATGAAGATAAGAAGCTCGCTAAGTCGCTATTCGTGAAGGAGCGTTACTTCTCACCAGTTTTGGTCCGTGGTGAAGAAGACAAGGGTATCCGTGTTTGGGGTTATGGCGGTACTGTTTACAAGAAGCTGTTGAGCCTTGTGTTGAATCCAGACTATGGTGATATCACCGATACCGAAGAGGGTACCGATTTGACAATCTCGTACTCCACCAAGACCGGTCGTATGTTCGCTGAGACTGACGTTGCTCCTCGTCGTAAGACCTCTGTGCTTTGCTCTAAGGCAATCGGTGGTTCAACTCGTTGCGCCGAACTCCTAGAGTCAATGCCGTCATTTGATTCGTTGTTTGAGCGTTTGACCGCGCAACAAATCACTAATCTTCTTGATGAGTTCCTAAGCGACCAAAATGGTGCAGGCCCAGAAGTTCAGAAGTACAACGCTAATACAAGCTCGGACGATGATCTTTTGAACTCAGTTTTCCGTGAGATTAGTGCCGCTAGTAAGTGATAAAAACTACTTATACTCGACCGGAGAGCTACGGCTCTCCGGTTTCGGAGTACGGGTATGAAAGAAGAAGACGAGCGTTTGTATCAGTTTGATGTTAACTACACCCTTTGGGCTGTATTTGTTTTAATAGTAGCTTGGGCTGCTATACCATTTGTGAATGCTTATGGTTCTGAACCTAAGATTGGTTTAGTCCAAGTCAAAGAAGAAACAAATACAATCTATGTTGTTGGTAAGAATCACGCTAGATCACACGCATTTACAATAAACTAAATGGAGTTGTAATGGCCCGTAAGACTGAAAGTAAACCGGGCAAGCTATCCATCGCAGAAATGAGAAACCTTGTCAATAAGAAGTATGGACAAGAGATTGCTCATGATCTAACGAAGGAAAATCCAACTGAGGTAACTGATTGGGTTCCAACTGGCGCACGCTGGCTGGATTCTATTATTTGCCGTGGTAAGCTTGCTGGTATCCCCGTAGGAAAGATTACAGAAATCGCCGGTCTAGAAGGTACCGGTAAATCATACATGGCTGCACAAATCGCAGCAAACGCAATGGCAAAAGGAATGGATGTAGTCTACTTTGATTCAGAATCAGCAGTAGATCCAGAGTTTCTAGAAGCAACAGGTTGTGATCTAAATAAGCTTCTATACATCCAAGCAACAACAACAGAACTGGTTCTGGAGACAATCGAAGAACTACTGACCGCTAATAACGGTTCTATGTTCTTTATTTGGGACTCACTAGCTAATACGCCAGCAGCAGCAGACGTAGAAGGTTCGTTTGATCCAATGTCCTCAATGGCTATGAAGCCAAGAATCTTGTCAAGAGCTTTTTCTAAGCTAACAATCCCTATCGCTAATACCAAGTCTACACTGTTGATCCTTAATCAGCTTAAGACTAATATTACTTCTAATAGGGCAGAGCTTCTGACAGAGCCTTATTTTACTCCCGGTGGCAAGGCACCAGCGTATGCATACTCGCTGCGTATTTGGCTAACTGGTCGTAAGGCAAAGGACAGCTACATTCTTGATGAACGTGGTTATCCAATCGGTTCGGAAGTCAAGGCTAAGATCAAGAAGTCACGTTTCGGCTCTCTCAATCGTGAGTGTACATTCAAGATTATTTGGGCAGGAGGACTCGCAAAGGTCCAAGACGAAGAAAGCTGGTTCAATGCAGTTAAGTCTTCTAAACATCTTGAACAGGCAGGAGCTTGGTTCTCGCTGGTCTATGAAGATGGAACCAAAGAGAAGTTCCAAGCAGCTAACTGGAAAGAGAAGCTAGAGTCTGATAGATTCAGGGAAAGAGTTTTGCAGTTGATGGATGAAGAGATCATTGTGAAGTTTGAGACTCGCGAAGGTAATGCAGAAGATTACTTTGACGTAGACTCAGTGGACGACGAGCTAGACTGACATTCGCTTGACAAAGTTCTGCTGGACGCTCGGCCCCTCATACGATATATTATAAACGTATGAGGGGTTCATGAGTTTGACGAAGCGACAGCGCAGGTATTTGGAACTGGCCAAGAAGATTGCGACTTGCTCAGATTCCCCGGATTATCGCCACGGAGCCGTTCTTGTTAAGGGCGGTTCTATCATCAATACGTCTTGCAATGATTTGCGATCTGTTTGGTGGGCGAATCGTTTTCGCAATCATAACTGCGGTCATGCTACGCAACACGCCGAAGTCGGTGCTGTTCTTGGCATTGCTCGCGATGTTACCGATGGGGCTGTTATGTACGTTGCCCGCGTCGGAAAGAGGAATGAGTTTCGGCTTTCGAAGCCGTGTCCAATGTGTCTCCGAGTCATGGAGCATGTTGGGATCAAGAAGGTGGTTTACACCGTTGACGATGAGCATGTTGCCAGCATCAAGCTCAGCAATGGTTTGACCGATGAAGATTTGTTTTACCAAACGAGACAGCCTAAGCCGAAGAAGGAGGCAAACAATGGCGACTGACAATAATAAGCGAGTTATGATTATTGACGGGCTGAACATGTATCTTCGTGGATACATTGTCAATCCCGCTATTTCCACCAATGGTAATCCTATTGGCGGTGTTGTAGGCTTCCTTGGCTCTCTAAACAAGCTAATGAGGGAAATGAAGCCTACCCAAGTGGTTATTTGCTGGGATGGTCCCGGCGGCTCTCAGAAGCGTCGTGAGATCATTAAGGAATACAAGGCTGGTCGTAAGCCTATTCGTACCAACTACGAAGTGGAAGGTATGAGCGAGCAAAGCAAGAAAGAGAACCAAGTCTGGCAGCACTCTCTTCTTTTGGAAGTTATCAACGAGATGCCCATCATTCAGCTTATGCTGGATAATGTGGAAGCAGATGATTTGATTTCCTATGTTTGCTCACACTCTAAGTATGATGGGTGGCAGAGGATTATTGTTTCTTCTGATAAGGACTTCTTGCAACTTCTAGACGAAGAGACTATCCTATATCGTCCAATCCAAAAGCAGATTCACACTAGCAAGAATGTTATCGAAGAGTATGGTATTGCTCCTGAGAACTTTGCAATCGCCCGTGCCATTGCTGGTGACAAGTCTGATAATCTTCCCGGTGTTGGTGGCGTTGGTCTTGCGACGATTGCCAAGCGTTTTCCTTTCTTGAAGGAAACCAAGGGCTTCTATCTTCGCGAGGTGTTGGAATACTGCAATGAAAATCTAAAGCAGTCTAGTGCATACGATACCATTGCTAGGAACTTCAGCATTGTCCAAGACAACTACAAGATGATGAATCTTTCTCCTCCTTCTATCTCGGTCCAAGGTCGTGAGAAAATCAACTACGCTTTGGATAACTTTGGGTTTGATCTGAACATCACTAATCTAAAGTCTCTTTCTCTAAAGAACGGCTTCGCAGCATTTGATTGGTCGGACATCACTGTTAGCCTTCGACGCATTGTGTCAAGCAATAGCAAAACGCTTGACGGGCAAGCGTGAAAGGGTTATGATTATACTCGAAAATAAAGAGGTACACTAATGTTGGAACAGAAGCCGGTCAACTTTGCACAGTACGGCAAGTCTTTCCAAGAAGACCTATGTAGTCTAATCCTCGATGATCGACCTTTCGCAGATCAACTACTGGAAGTATTTGACCCAAACTTCTTGGAACTCAAGTATCTTCGTGTGTTTGTCGAGAAGATTGTCGAACATCGAAAGAACTACAAGATTCATCCTAGTCGCAAGACTATGGTTACAATCATCAAATCAGGTCTGAATGACGAGAATGATGCAACAAAGCGACAAGTCGTTGATTTCGTCGCTCGGGTTTTCGCTAGAGAAGAAGTAGAAGAGTCCGGCTTTATCAAGGATACTTCTCTAGACTTTTGCCGTAAGCAAAAGCTAAAAGAAGTCATGATCAAGTCGGCAAAGCTAATCAACACAGCTTCGTTCGATGAAATCACCAAGTTGATCACAGATGCTGTAAAGCTTGGTTCTTCGAATGACTTTGGCTATGATTACCTAAAGGATTTCGAACGTCGGTTCGAACTAAAGGCCCGAGATCCAATCCCAACTACTTGGAACGAGATTGACCAAATCACGGGCGGCGGTATTGGTAACGGAGAGCTAGGAGTTGTAATCGCCCCTACGGGTGCCGGTAAATCAATGGTGTTGGTGCATTTGGGAGCGCAAGCGGTCAAGCAAGGCAAGACAGTAGTTCACTACACCCTAGAGCTATCAGACACCGTTATCGCGCAAAGGTACGATAGCTGTATTACCGAGCTTCCACTAAGCGAGTTGATGAACCACAAAGAAATCATTCGTGAATCGGTCGAGCAAGTCCCCGGCGCACTAATTATCAAAGAATACCCCACCAAAACGGCTAGCGTAAATACTTTGCAATCACACCTTGAAAGGTTGCGTGCAAAGGGAACAAAAGTGGACATGGTGGTGGTTGACTATGGCGACTTGCTAAAGCCGGTCACTAGAGACAAGGAAAAGAGGAACGAGTTAGAATCAATCTACGAGGGACTAAGAGGACTAGCACAACAGTTCCAATGCCCTATTTGGACTGCTTCACAGACCAATCGGTCTGGCTTGAATGCCGAAGTAATCACAATGGAATCAATCTCAGAAGCTTTTTCGAAATGCTTTGTTGCTGATTTCATCTTTACAGTATCAAGAACGATTGAAGACAAGCAGAACAATACAGGCAGGATCTTTGTTGCTAAGAATCGGTTTGGACCGGATGGTATCGTATTCCCTATTGACATGAGTACTAGGAATGTGAGTATCAAGATGAAGGTACCAAATACAAATCAAGATCCCTTGTCGCTGGGTCAAACAACAAACTTGACAGCTAAAGATCAAGCTCAACGCCTCAAAGACAAGTACAAGAAGTTTAGACAATCTATTAGAGCAAACATAACGGAGAATACAGAAAATGAATCTAGCAACTAGGATTTTGTCGGACATTACAGTCCATATGAAATACGCAAGGTATCTACCAGAAGAATACCGCCGTGAATCTTATGAGGAAATCACGGAACGCAATCTTGAAATGCACATCAAGAAGTACCCACATCTTGAATCAGAGATAAGGGAAGCATACAAGTATGTTTTCAGTCGTCAAGTATTGCCTTCGATGCGTTCAATGCAGTTTGGTGGCAAGCCAATCGAGATTGCCCCAAACCGAATCTTCAACTGTGCATTTATGCCTATTGATGATCTACGTTCTTTCTCGGAAGCAATGTTCTTGCTTCTTGGCGGAACCGGCGTAGGCTTCTCGGTTCAGAAGCATCACGTTGAGAAACTACCAGAGATTCGGATTCCATCCGGTCGCGAAAAGCGATTCCTTGTTGGAGATTCGATTGAAGGTTGGGCCGATGCTGTTCGCGTGCTTCTACAATCTTACTTCAGGGGAACAAGTCGTATTCGCTTTGACTTCTCGGACATTCGCCCCAAGGGTGCCCGTTTGGTTACATCAGGCGGTAAAGCACCGGGACCACAACCTCTCGTTGAGTGTTTGGTGAAGATTGACGGAATGCTGAACACAAAGAAGGACGGCGATAAGCTAACTCCTATTGAATGCCACGACATTATGTGTCACATCGCAGATGCCGTGCTTGCTGGTGGTATTCGCCGCGCTGCTTTGATTTCGCTATTCTCTGCTGACGACGACGAAATGATTGCTTGTAAGGCAGGAAACTGGTGGGAAACAAACCCACAACGCGGTCGTGCTAACAACTCTGCCGTTCTTCTTCGCCACAAGGTTGAGAAAGAATACTTTATGGATCTTTGGACCCGCATTCGTGAAAGTGGTTCAGGAGAACCCGGTATTTACCTAAATAACGATAAAGATTGGGGAACAAACCCTTGTTGCGTTGACGGAGACACCCTCATTACAACAAACGTTGGTCAAATGACTATGCGTGAGTTGGTTGAAAGGGTTGAGAGTGGCGAATCGATCAGCGTGCTTTCTTACGATGAAGCAACTTGTAGTCTTGAACTACAACCAGTAGAAGAAGCAGCCATGACGAGAGAAGACGCTGATGTTATCAGGATCGAAACAGAAAGCGGCCAAGTCCTCATTCTAACTCCCGACCATAGAGTATTCACAGAGAATAGGGGATATGTTGAAGCAGCACACTTGACAGAAGAAGATATACTACTTTCTATTGAATGAGTATCTTTGCGGGCTCCAATAAACTATTTATAATGTAGGGGTTGGAGCCCGCAAACATGAAAATAGAAGAAGCGATAAGAACAATATATCTCAACCACGAAAAAGGAAAAGTCGTACTTATACCAGAAGACTTCGCAGAAGAGTACAAAATATACGCTTCTAATAGAGTCGCTGAACTTGGCAATACCGCCCGCGCAAGCAACAAAAGAAGTTTTATTATCAACAATATTAGTAGGATATATCCAAGCGAATATTGTTTTGCTAAAAGTTTTATATCTTCTCTTTATAGTGAAGGGTATGGTTTGAAAACAATAGGCAAAAAGATAGACTTGACACCAACGAGAGTAAGAACTCTTTTTTCAATACTTGGTATAGAGATAAATAAAGGCAAAAATATAGTATATAACAAAACAAAAGAAATAAGAAGTGAAAACCTGAAGTCGTTGTATAACAATAGAGCAGGTTGGTTTAAGACCTTTCATAGAAAGACTAATAAGACCTCGCGAGGCATTCAGGGATACTACTTCAACAGAACAAGAAATAAGTTTGTTTGGCTTCGTAGCACATATGAATATATATATGCCAAGTGGCTTGACTCTCATGCGATAGAATGGGATGTAGAACAGCAAACTTTCCAACTTGAGAAAACAACGTATAGACCAGACTTTTTTATCTACGAAGAAGGAACTTTGATGAAAATAGTTGAAATCAAAGGGTTTTGGGATAGAGGGATAGTAAAAACAGAAGAACTATCAAAAAGACTGGATATAGAAATAGTCCTAATAAGAGATATAGGACCATATATAACCACCACCTATAATAAGGAGATATTAGAATGGAAACGACTACGAATATTACAAGAACCAAGATCAAGCGTATAACTATTGAAAAGAATAGAGACGTTTATGACATTCAAGTAAAAAAGAACCATAACTTTTTTGCTAATGAGTTGTTGGTTCACAACTGCGAAATTGCTCTTCGCCCTTACCAGTTCTGTAACCTAACAGAAGTGAACGTAAGCGATGTGGAAAGTCAGGAAGACTACGAAGCAAGAGTCCGCGCAGCAGCGTTTATTGGCACTCTACAAGCATCTTACACAGACTTCCACTATCTCCGTCCAGTTTGGCAGAGAACAACCGAGAAGGACGCTCTAATCGGTGTTGGAATGACTGGTATTGCTTCTGGAAAGGTTCTTGATCTTGATATGGTAAGAGCAGCACAAGTTGTAAAAGAAGAAAATGCCCGCGCTGCGGCTCTTTTGGGAATCAATCCAGCAGCAAGAACAACTTGCGTCAAGCCTTCAGGTACAACTTCACTTGTTCTTGGAACTTCTTCGGGCATTCACGCTTGGCACAACGATACTTACATTCGTCGTATCCGTGTCGGCAAGAATGAAGCAATCTACACCTACCTCGTAGAGAACCACCCAGAACTAATCGAGGACGAATACTTCCGCCCACACGACACCGCTGTTATTTCGGTACCACAAAAGGCACCAGAAGGTTCAATCGTTCGTACAGAGTCTGCTATTGACCTTTTGGAGAGAGTGAAGAAGGTAAGTCAAACTTGGATTAAGTCAGGACACCGCAAGGGACAAAACACCCATAATGTCTCTGCTACTGTCTCAATCAAGAATGATGAATGGGATACAGTTGGCGAGTGGATGTGGCAAAACAGAGCATTCTACAATGGTCTTTCGGTTCTTCCAGCGTTTGAACACACCTACAAGCAAGCACCTTACGAAGATTGTGATGATGAAACCTATAACAAACTATTTGAGGCTCTAAAGTCAATCGACCTCAACTATGTTCATGAAGTAGATGACAACACTAATCTTACAGATCAGGCCGCTTGTGCCGGTGGTGCCTGCGATCTGAAGTAATAATGTGTCCTTCCTGTCTATTTTGGGCAGGAAGGACTATTTATTTGTGTTAAGGGGAAATAAATGAAAATCACAACTACTCAACTTCGTCAGATTATCAAAGAAGAGATAGAGAAAGAACTATTCAATAAGCAAGAACTTAATGAGGGTGTGTTTGAAAAAGTCTTAGGCTCTATAGCATTAGCCGCCACGCTATTAACTGGTGGTATGATGAGCGCAACAAGTACTGCGGAAAAAAGAGCAGAAATAGCCGATTCCATGGGTGTTGAAACTACAGATACAGATAAGGTAAAAGCCGAAAAGCTGGAAAATAAAATAACCGAACTCAAAAAAGATATAGAAGAACTCAAAAAATCTCCAGGTACAAAAGTAGCTTTTGGTCTGAAAGGAAGTCGTGAAATACCCAATACCAGAGAAGAACAAAACGAAAGGATTCGTCAAGCAGAGGAAGCCCTAAAAAAAGCAGAAAACGACTTAAAGAAATATAAATAAGTTTTAGGAACAACAACCATGAAGCTTACAAAAGCCCAACTAAAGAAGATTATCCTAGAAGAAGTAGCAGTAGTTCTCTCTAAACAACCACAAGCTTCTTCACTATTCAGGGATCTAATGGGCCAATACATTGGTTCTATTCGTGGTAATCAACTTTGGTTCCACGGCGCGCACAATGTAGCAAAGGGTGTTGGCTTTTCTGGCGATCATCCAAATCTATTTGGCGAGATTTACGGTGCCTTAGAAGGACAGTATGACGAAGCCGTTGAGAAGGCTATTGGTAATAGCGGCGATGAAATGATGGGTTGCCCTTCTTGCAACACTAAGAAGGCTATGGAAGTAATCCAATCATACGAAAGCCCTGCTAACGCGAATGCAGAAGTTATTGTACAAACTGGTCTACAAATGCTCAAAGACCATCACCAGCTAATGACCGGTGTTTTCGATCAGCTAGAAGAAGCTGGCGAACTTCCTCTTGGCGTGAATGACATGCTCGCCGCTCATGCTAACGATATTGAGACTTTCATCTATCTTATTCAGCAAAGAGCCAAAGTCTAAGATTTTTTATCGAAGATAGTTGACGCGCTTACCCCCAACGGTTATAATGTAAATGTTGGAGGGCGAAATGAAGCTCAACTATCTTCTTGATAATGACAAACAAATAGAAGATTGCCCTGCATCTGCAACGGGCAAACAAAAGCATACTTGGGTGGCAACGAGTCACATCCAAGCAATGCGTGGTAATAACGTATGCGTTCGATTTATCTGTAAGCGTTGTAAGCGTTTGCATGATGAGTTTATGCCTACGGACAAGTACCGATTACATGAAAGAGCAATCGAATCAAACAAGTTTATGGAGTATTGATGACTACGATTGAGCCGCATAATAAGAGAATCTTTGTGACTGTCGAGAATGCACTTCCCGGTTTGGAAGAGCAGACTCCCTTGATTCTTCTGCCTGAAGACTTTAAGAGTTCTAAGGAAGTTCTTAGAGAACATACAATCGCGCAAGTGCGAAGCCTTGCTGTTGATTGCACTACAACTATCGAAGTTGGAGCAAAGGTTGTATTCCCAACCCATCTAATGGAGACTGTCGAGATTCGCGGGGATGAATACCATTTTATCCCTGAGAACCAAGTTATTGCTTCGTGGGTTGAATGATGGCTGACATTGTAAATCATCCTTCGCATTACGGTGGAGCAGATAACTTATATGAGGCTATCAAAGTCATAGAAGCTTGGAAGCTTGGATTCCATCTTGGGAATGTTGTCAAATACATTTCAAGGGCTGGCAAGAAGCACGACAGAGTGTTAGAAGATCTAAAGAAGGCGGCGTGGTATCTTCAACGCTGTATCGAACATCTAGAGGAACAAAAAGATGAGAGAAGAACTACAACAACAACTCTTTGAGAAGTATCCTGATTTATTTGCTCGTCGCTCACTTCCGATGAACCAGACTTGCATGTGTTGGGGTATTGAGACAGGCGACGGCTGGTATGATCTGATTGATACACTATGCGAATACATTGACCACCAGATCAAGTACAACAAAGCACCTCCTGTACAGTTCGAGCAAGTGAAGGAGAAGTTTGGTGGTCTTCGCGTATACACCATTGGTGGCAACAAAGAAATACAAGGTGCTATCTCACTGGCATCTATGATGAGTTATAAAACGTGTGAAGATTGCGGCGTACCAGCCACAGTTCGGACTACAGGTTGGATTCGAAATCTTTGTACCTCATGCCACGAAAAAGATTTAGAAAGAATGAAACGACCATCAAGATACGCAGGGAGCGATGATGAAGTATGAAGTTGATCTAGATTTAGT